ATTTTGTGGTTTTTTAGGGGTAATTCGTGACATTCTACCTGTTGTCACGAATCGCCCTTTCTTTATTTATGACCATAAATATCGATGACATAACTTTGGTCTTGATCTTTATTCAAGGCAAAGACATGAAATTGACAATCAAGCAAGAGAAGTTCTGTAATTATTACTTGGAATCAGGCAATGCTTCCGAGGCGTATAGGCGTGCTTATTCTTGCGAGAATATGAGACCCGAGACTATTAATATAAGGGCTTGCGAGCTTCTAGCCAACGGTAAGATAGCGGTAAGGGTAAAAGAGTTGCAAGCTGATTTACAAAGAAGATCGGATATAACCAAAGACGAGGCTATTGATATCCTTAAGAATATAGCACGGGCCAATGTCGTGGATATGTTGCAAATCAAGAGGGGAAAGAACTATGTGATCTTCTTGATAAAAGATTTGTCTAAACTGCCTTTGTCTTTCCAATTAGCTATCCAATCGGTCAAAAGTACGGATAAGGGCTTTGAGGTAAAGATGTATTCCAAGATAGACGCTTTGGATCGCCTTTCGAAGATGATGGGATGGGATGCGCCTGTCAAATCGGAGGTCAATATAGATGGCGAGGATAAATCCATAACTATTCAGGTTATTGACAAGAGGGAGGACGTTATCAATGGTGATACAGACGACTAGGATATATACGGAGGTACAGGGCGCTTTGGATAGCGGTTATAAGATCATATCTGCCCAAGGATCTTCAAGGAGCAGTAAGACTTATAACATATTGATATTCCTTATAGCGTATATCCTTCATAACCCTAAGCTGTCTCTATCTATCGTGAGGAAGACATTACCGGCGCTGAAGGGATCTGTCTTCCGGGATTTCAAGGAAATCATGATCGATAAGTTCCGTATATGGGATAATAGGTGCATGAACAAGTCGGAGATGGTTTACTCGTTCCCAAATGGATCATTCGTGGAGTTCTTTTCCACGGATGATGAACAGAAGATAAGAGGAAGGAAACGTGATATACTTTATTGTAACGAGGGAAATGAGATATCTTATCTTGAGTGGCAGCAACTGGTGATGCGTACCACTCTTTTCTCTGTCATTGATTATAACCCGTCGTTCAGTGACGAGCACTGGATTTGCGATCTAAACAATGACCCTAGGACGTATCATTTTATATCCACTTATAAGGACAATCCTTTTTTAGAGCAAACAATCATCGATGAGATAGAGTCATTGAAGAATAAGAATAAGGTGCTTTGGGCGGTTTATGGGTTAGGGCAGCGGGCGATGGCCGAAGGGTTGGTGTTCCCTGATTTCGAGATCGTGGACGAGTTCCCGTCCTATGCCAAGCATGTGGCGTTAGGGCTTGACTTTGGATATAGCTATGACCCTACCGCTATAGTTAGATGCGGATTGGTTGATGATAGGTTATATCTTGACGAGAAATGTTACCGTACCCATATGTTAACCAAGGAGATTATTAAGGTATTGAAAGACCTTGGCTTGGTGGTTTACGCTGACAGCGCCGATCCAAGGCTTATACAAGAAATATCAAATGCGGGGATAATCATATACCCTGCGGACAAGTACAAGGGATCTGTTATGGGAGGTATTATCAAGATGATGGAGTATAAGATTTGTGTCACCAAGAGATCTTTAAACTTGATAAAAGAGCTTAGGAACTATGTATACGCCCAAAACAAGGACGGTAAATTTATCAATGAGCCTATTGACGGGTATAACCATCTTATCGATGGGGCACGTTATTGGACGATAGGCAAGCTTCTAGGAAAAGTATTAACAACAAGACTGTACTCGAAGGAGGAGTTAGGATTTTAACATGAATTACATAGACGCTATATTTCAGGTCTTCCAAAACAAGATATTGAACTCGTTTGGAGTGGAGAGGGACTTTGTCAGCCTTATCAAGGATAGGGATATAAGCCGGGCCATGTCAATGATGCAATGCCGGGACAGGGATGTTTCCCAAGCGATCTTGGAGTATAACCCGGAATCCCATGAGGTTAATAAACGTCCTAATAAGCACAGGAAAAATCAAGAACCGTATATTACGGAGAAATTGCCAAGAGGAAGGCAAGCGTATATAAATGAGGTCGAGTTGTTTTTTCTCCTCGGGCAGCCTATCTTGTGGAAAGCTGTATCGGATGATACGGATAAGGCTTTCAGGGCATTCGGTGATTTTCTCCGTGATACTCGATTCAACACGACAATCCGGGAAGCCAAGCGTTTGGCCGGTGCGGAGACGGAGAGCGCTAAGGTTTATCATATATACAGGGAAAATGGCATGCCCCAAGTAAAGGTTAAGGTTATATCCAAGTCAAAAGGATATACATTGCGGCCTTTATTTGATCAATGGGATAACATGATAGCTTTTGGTTATGGATATACGCTACTTGAGGGCGATAAGTCCGTAGAGCATTTTGATATAGAGACCCCGGAATACATCTATAGATGCAAGAGAGCGGATATCGGATGGGATGTTACGTCATTGCCTAATCCTTCGGGTAAAATAAATGTTATCTACTATCGTCAAAACAAGGCATGGTATGGGGTGCAAAAGCGTATAGACAGAGAGGAAGCGGTTGATAGCAAGGCTGCGGATTCAAATAATTATTTCTCCGATCCAAAATTGAAATTAACCGCTGATGTCATTCAGAACATAGTAGGGGGAGGATCTAATATGGTAGGGGAGGTTATTACCATGTCCGATAAGGACAAAAGCGCTGCCGAGTACCTAGTTCCGCCCGATTATTCCACGATGAAAGAGGCGGAGAAAAAAGACCTGTCATCAAGCATACTATTCGATACGTTCACCCCGGATTTCAGTTATGAGAACATGAAGGGGCTTGGGACATTATCCGGGGAGGCATTGAAAAGGGCCTTGGCCCTTGGATACATGAAAAGGGATAACTTGAAAGAGATATATGATATATTAATAGACCGTGAGAAGAATCTTATATTGGCTATCATGATGAACGTAACTCATATCGGCATGAGAGAGGAGTTAAGCAGGCTCGACCTGCAACATGAGTTCTCCGAGCCTTTCGCCGAGGATAAGGATAAGAGAATAGATATGATAGCGAAACTCTATGAGTCAGGATTGGTGTCCCTTCAAACGGCGGTAGATATGCTGTCCTTGACTGATAAGCCGGAGGAGGAGATTCGACGGATATTAGAGGAGAAGCGGGAAAAGACGCAAGATAATAGAAAAGAGAAGATTGAAAATTCCAAAAGCCCGGATGATTCCAATCGAAATTAAAGGTCTTACGGAATTATTTAAATAAAAAATACTGTTAAATGGTATATAAAGGCATATTTATTCACAAAATTGAATTTTAAATATTATGGTAAAGGATGTAATGTCCCGAAAGGAAGGAGATAAGTATATATCGGATTCTATATCGCTCGAATCAAGCGATATAGTTCTACATGTAGAACTTAAAGATAATGGTAATATTGTCTTAGAGAGAAGTATTACTGGTGATAATTGGGTAGTTGCAGCTTATCTAGCTCGAAATGTCAAGCTGTATGAGAATGGGGTAGTAGGTAAATCTGGACAGATAGTAAGGATCGTGTCGACAATGGAAATCTCTAAAATATCTGTACTGCAATGATAGCTCTAAGCGACATCAACTTATCCAAGATCGATCTCTCGGGCATAGACTTGCGAGGGATAAAGCTGGGGATTGGAGGGCGTGGCGGTTCCGGCGATGATTCCCAGCGCCCTTGGCTCTTCCCCGACCAAGCATGGACAGTGACCGGCAAGACCAACGAGGATAGTAATCGTGATATTATCGCCAATGTTACAGGCAATGGTAATGATCTTACGCTGACCAATTTTAGGTTTGCAGAAGGGAGTGGGTATGGATTGTATGCTGAGAATTATAATAAGTGGTATCAAGTCTCTGCTAGAGGTGATTTTATAGTTACAGCAGATAAGATAAATATAACTGCCGTTAAAGAAACAACAAGTACTCTTATTTATAAGAGAGGTGAACATCTAAAACAAAGGATTAGGGTGTCGGGATTGCCTGAAGGTGTTAATTTAGTAATAGGCCGTCAATTGCATGATTTTTATATTATAGCAGAAGATGGTACTTATAATATTGATGTGATAGATAATTCAGGAGTAGATCCATATACTATTGGCTATAAAATAAGTAAGGTTTTAGAATCTTGTGACATCACCATCGAGCAAATCCCCGAATACGAAGGCTATCTGGTAACAGATGGGGTGGATGATAAGGTTGTTTCGTCGGATTTTGTAATGGATAAGGAATTTACGATTGTTGGTGAGTGGAAGCTGGTGGCTGACGAGATGGGGTCTGCGGGTATCGTAAAACCTTCTTCTTTATTTGTGTTTAATAAAGATAATGGATTGATAATATACATAAATAACACAAGTAAAGGACAAATTTTAAATACTAAATCTTTAAAGGCTATTTGCTCAGATGGACGTGTATATTATGATGATTGGTCTGAAATGCTAGTTAGTGAAGAACAACCTATCGCAAGTAGTAATAAGTACTTAATGATTGGTAGTAATGGAAACCACTTTACTAAAATCGCCTTAAAGAATTTAGCCATTTACAACCATATCCTATCCAAAGACGACTGTATCAAAGCATATGATTATTTACAAACATTAAAAGCAAAATGATATGAGGTACGCTATAGTGGATTTATTATGGGCTAAATCTCACGGAATCGAGATATTGCCCGAAATGAGAACGAGTGTGGATCAAAGCAAGGTAGTCTTGCATGAGGAGTATCTATCTCCCTTTGCCGAGGAGGACTTCCCTCGCTATAATTTCGACGACCCGTCTTTCATAGAGCTATTGAATAGCGACGAATGAACTTATCCGGAAGAAGAGCAGCCCGTAATCAATAGGCAACTCAGCAGGTTGTTGGCATTGGACGAACTGGACAAGGAGGCTACCGAGGAGATAAACACGTATAACCTTACCCCGTCGGAAGCCTTACAGGTCAAGGATCGATACCCGGAATGGGAAGCCGGGATAAATGTCAAAGCCGGTGAGCGATACCGGGTCGAGGACATCCTGTGGGAATGTATCAAAGACCATATCACGCAAGATAACTGGAAGCCGTGTACGGCGACCCTAAGCCTGTGGAAAAGAGTAGACGCGGAAGGACACGCCGGCACTATGGAAGATCCTATTCCATATACACAAAATATGGAGCTTGAATTCAACAAGTACTACACGCAGGATGGCGTATTGTATCTCTGCATACAAGCTATGACACCCGGACCGTTCGATTTAAAGGATGTACCGGCGCATGCGCAGCCTATCAAGCAATAGGCACGAATGGTTTAATATTATTGTTTTTGTGACAATCGGTCTATTGTCATGTATATATCCTGTTTTTATTTTATTACAAGCTTATGTATCAATACTTTTATGCGAAAAATAAAAGTGATAGCATGAAAGAGAAGATTTTCCAGCAGTTAAAACAGAAGTACTCAAATCTTGGGTTAACGGAGGATGTTTTGAGGTCCGTGGCAGAATCATTGGGGTCCACTGGCCTGATTACGGACGATAATCTTGAAACTGCGGTAGCAGGGCAAGAATCAATGTTGAAATCTTACCAGAGTTCCTTGGATAAGGTGCGAACCGAATGCGCAAATTACAAGAAGGAATTAGAGGAGTTGAGAGGCAAGGGGGGCGGCCAGCAACAGCAACCAGATAAAAACGAGGAGCCGGATTGGTTCAAGAAGTATCGTGAGGAGCAGGACGAGAAAATCCGGCTCTTGACCTCCGAGAATGATAAAGCTAAGGAGGAGAAAGCACGTGCTGAAAGACACAATCTGATCCTTGACAAGGCCAAGAGCCTTAAGATCTCAAAGGAACGGATAGAGGAGGGCTTCGCTATAACGGACGATATGGACGATAATGCGATTGATACTTATCTGTCCAAGGTGAGACAAAATGAGGTCGCAAAGGGATTAGAGGAAAAAGGTTCGGCGTTCTCTGTCTCTACGTCCAAGGAAAAGAGCAAGGAGCTCGCTAAGGATTGGGCCAAATCATTGCCGGACGCTAATTAAAGTAAAAGATTATGGGTATCGAATTTAACAAAACAAAGATTAAAGGATCGTTCCCCGTCTTTTGGCGCGGGGAATGCGCAGTCCTTCCCGGAGATTTCAAATTAACCACTGAGTTAGCGGAAGGGACAATCGTGCGAAAGGGCACTCCTATCAAGCTGGACTTTGATCGCATGGAGTGCAAGATCTGTAAGGCCGTTAAGGTATTAGCCGGAGGAACGACCACTAAGCCACGTATAGGGAAAGATAGCTTTGTCGCCAAGGGAGATTCTATTGGTGGGCAGAACGTGAGTTCCGTAGATTCAAGCAACTCTGATTATGACGTGGTTACATTGGCTGCCGCTGTAGAGTCTGCTACAGAAGGGGTGATTCTTGCCGTGGGAACGGATGAGCCTGACGCTGTGGTTGAGACAACGTTTGTCTATACGAAGAATATGTCTTTCCAGACGGTATCGGCGGGATATGAGGTCCTTATCCTTAAGGATGTGGCTTATCCAGTCCCTTCCTCATGGTTGACGGGATTCAGCATGAAGAATAATCCCACTATTAAGTATATTAGACAGTAAGGAGGTGAACGATGGATGTTTATAGTTCTATTTTTGGCGAACTGACGAAAGAGGTTCAGATTCGTATTGACGCTGCCACGGAGCTTCGCAAGCGCTTGTTTGACCAGAATATCTACGAGCGTTATCTTGATTGGGATGTCCCGACTATCGGCCTTAATTTTGAGGAGCTGATCGGGCAATATAACTTGAGCGTTGCGGCGGCTACCCTTGATTCCAAGGGAAAGGAACCGATCTTGGGTACGGAGGGGCTTGAGACCTTGAAGCAAAAGGTCCTTACCCACCAGATGAGTTACTCAATGCCGATCGAGGAGTATCGCAAGGTCTTGCAGATCCTAGACTCTAGGATGTTGACGGATGACCAGAAGACACAGCAGCTCATTAATCTGATGTGGAATAACGTGTCTACCGTTGTCAAATCCGTACAATCTAAGCTGGATATTATTTTCTTGGGTGCCTTGTCTAACAAGGGGGTATTTACATTTAATGCCAATAATAACCCTGAAGGAGGGGTACGTGGTATTATTGATTACAAGATGCCGCCCGAGAATATCGCTAGCGTTACTCTTGACTGGACGGATACCAATAAGGACAACGTCGATCCTTTCGAGGATATCCAAGGTGTCGTGGATGCGGCCCAAGACAAGGTGACGTTTGATAAGATATTGATGTCTCCGGCCAGATTGTCTTATTTGCTTAAGAGCAGGAAGATGAAACAGGTCATTTTTGGGACCGACAAATCCGGCACTCCTCTTTTGATGTCCGGTTTGAATGAGTTCCTACGCTCTAATGACCTTCCTGTCATAGAGACAGTGAGACGTATCACCCGTATCCAAGACAACGGCAAGCTATCCGAGTACAAGCCTTGGAACGACAAGAATATCGTCTTTGTCCCGGCAGGTAAATTAGGTGTCATCAAGAACGCTTACGCCGATAATGAGTTGAGACAGGAACCGGGCGTTACTTACTCTAATTATGGCCGGATTCGTATCTCTCAATGGGGCAAGGGCGAGACGGACAATTCCAATGGCGTAGAGTTTACCAAGGCTCAATCGCTATCCTTGCCGGTCCTTACCGAGATTAATGGCATTTACTCATTGACGGTGGAGGCATGACGATAAGAGACTACATAGGGCAGAAATTCTCGGCTTATGGAGATCTATCCGAGGCGGATATGCTGGATTTCAGCATCAAATCGGGGCTATCCCCGGACGATGAGATGTCTAGTGAATCCATAGGCAAGGTAGAGACAGGGATGATAGAGATCATCCCGTCGCTGCTATTGCGCCCTGATAGCGTCAATGAGAGCGGCTTCTCTGTCTCTTGGGACAAGGACGGCCTCCGGCGGTATTATTTGTTCCTGTGCGAACGGAATGGTGTTAGCCCGGATGTGTCTTCCGGTCTTGGGGTAGTCTCATCTTATATGGATTATTGATATGTATTACGCTCCTCACATATTAGAACGAAAGGTTGTCAAGGAATATGATCACGATGACAATGGCAATCCTGTTCCCGGGACTGGTGGTGAGTTATGGGAGAGACTGGGACGATGTAAATGCTATGATAAGAGCGCCGATCGGGTATATACGGTAAATGGCGTAGCCTTTGATTACAAATATCGTGTCGTGACAGATAAGATCAAGATTGATGCCGGGGATATCGTGAGAGTATTGAACCAAGATGGTAGTATCCGTGGTAGTGGCGTTGTTATCAACCCGATGCTCACGGATTATCTAAATTACGGGCAAATATGGCTGGAATAATAAAGTTAAGTTATGATTTGTCCGATGTGGATGATTTCATCTTGGAGGCCTATCGTGAGGTGTTTGCCTTTCTTGCCCAACTAGGGCAATCCGCTTATGAGACCGCCGTTCAAGAAGGTAAATATAACGATATTACCGGGAACTTGAGGAGTTCATTGGGATATGTCATATCAATGGACGGTAAGATCGTAAAGGAAGGCGGGTTTAAGAGGATAGATGGACGTGGGGAAAATTATGAGAAGGTTTTTTTCACGACCAGATCCCAAAAGACGGTCCAGTTCTGGGCTAAAGGGAAGTCCGGGGATGGAAGCGAGGGGAGCAGGCAAGGGCTTAGTTACGCTAGGGATCTGGCTTCTAAGCATACAAAGGGAGTGACATTGATTGTCGTGGCGGGAATGGATTACGCTAGCTATGTGAATGATATCCATAAGCTAAACGTGATAGATACTGCCGAGGCTAAAGTAATAGCTATGTTACAATGATAGTAAGCACGGACATACAGACAATCTTATATAAGAAAGCCTTGGAACTTGGTGTTACCGGGGTGTACAAGGAGGATGATACGCCTACAGGTAAGCTTGAGGAGGAGAGGGTTACCGTACACTCGAATTCCTCGGAGCCGGGAATTACATGGAAGGTGGGATTCGTTCATGTCAATATAGCCGTCCCTGATCTGGACGAGAAAGGAACGCCTGATTTGGACAGGATGAATAAGCTGGAACGTATGTCCATGGAGGTGTTCAAGGACACCTCGGTGTTTGATGGCACTCCTTATACCTACGAGGTAGACACTACTAGAATTGAGGTTAACAGGGATCTTAAATGTCACTACGTTAATGTGAGAGTATTATTTAAAGTTTTAAATGTAATAGTATTGTAATATGGGAAGAACAATTTCTGCTATAGGCGTAAAAAGGATACTTTATGGGGAGCCTCTAGTTGCTGCACCCACATACGAGAGCTTGGAGACGTTATTTACGGCTTTCAAGGATGTTCAAATCGTCCATCAAGGGACTTATGAATATACCGAGGAGGACGGTACGTTAACAGAATACAAGGATGAGTTGACCGGCCAGACATATCGGTCATCGTTTGAGGCAGGATCACAGAGCTTGAATTGGGTGATCGGGGCATATGACTTCGCTACCAAGGCCGAGCTTATGGGCGGTAAACCCTTGGATACGGATAAGGGATGGGAACGTGGCAACGCCGGCGAGCAACGATATAAATGTATCGTCGCTATTACCAATGATGACGTGGCTATCATTTTCCCTAAGGCGAATCTTGTGGGTCGTGGGGCTTCCACGGATGGGGCTGTTGGTTTGTCGATGTCCGCCACCCCGCTGAAATCATCCACGACAATAGCTTCAGAGTATTGGTTTGACGTGGAAGGAAAATCCTTGAAGGATTGAATGTAATATGTCTTATAGGAACGGGGACGGCGGTATTTTCCGTTCGTCCCCGTTTTTGTTTAATTCTAATTTTTTTACGTGACATGAACAAGGGTGCTAGTTTAGTGGCTGACGCTGTCCTAGGTGAGGATTTCAAGGTCGTGGTCCTAGGGGGGAAGGCGTATAAGGTAAGTCCTCCTACAATAGCGACGATTTGCAAAGGTATACAATACCTATCTCTTATTGATAAGACAACATCGGGCAAGGAGGATCTTGAAAAGGTGAGGAACGAACTGGAAAATATACTAAAGGGTTTGTCAGTGTTTGTTTTGGGGAGCGCCGATAGATATGAGGAGATCGAGGGGGCGACCCTTCATGAGCTAAGGGAGGCGTTGGAGACTGTCGTTAAATTCATATCCGCAGAGGATTTTTTCGTCTGTGCCGCCTTAGCCGAGAGCGTGGCAAGAATGGCGGCGACACCAAAGTGACAGGTAATGAGACCATGCTAGGGCAAGTGGCCACGTTCATGGAATCGTTAAGATTGTCTTATGAGGACGTGGTTTATAAAATACCTTATCGAAACCTTCTGATCATGCAGAAGGATATATTGCATAGCGTTACCGGTGATTTGATCGTGGAGAGAACCGGGCGTGATTTGTTGAACCGAAAGGGGAAGGAGGGTGATTAATGGCAAAACTAAATTTCGAGGTCGATGCCGATCTACAGAAACTTATAAATCTTCGAAAGGAGGTGGAGGAGTTGAAATCCGCCTTGAAGGATTTCGATGTATCTACAGATACCAAGGGATTTGACGATTTAAACCGGAAATACGAGGAGGCGACACGGAAACTAAAGGACTATGAGCAGCAGATGCAGAATTATCAAAGGGTAATAGAGCAGCTTAAGGTCTCTAATGGTATTATTGATGGGGCTCGTCAGATAACAGAAGAATTGAATAACGCTACCGATGTGTTTGTCGAGCAACAACTAAAGGTTAAAGGCCTAAGTGACGAGATCAAAAAACTCAATAAGTCTTACTTGTCTCTCTCGGATGCGGATAAAAATTCCCAGAAGGGATCTAATATATTAACCGACCTGAAGGAGAAGACCCGGCAGCACGCTTTAGAGAACGAGGCCCTGAAGAGGCTAAGGAAGGAATATTCGGACAATATCAAGATCGAGGGAGCCGCCTCGGATTCCCTTGTAGCGTTGAGAAAGCAATTGTCGTTGCTTAATGCCGAGTATGACCGCCTTTCCGCTACGGATAGGAAAGCGACCGTAGGGACTAACCTGCAAAAACAGATACAGGCCTTGAATACGGAGATTAGTTCGGCGGAGCAAGCTACCGGACGATATCAACGGAACGTCGGCAATTACGCCAGTAGTTGGAACGGATTGAGCGTGTCGGTTCAACAGGTCGCAAGGGAGTTGCCTTCCCTTGCTGTTGGCTGGAATACATTCTTTTTGGCTATATCCAATAACTTGCCGATGCTTGCCGATGAGCTGAAGAAAGCCGCTGCGGAGTATAAGGCGTTCAAGATGGCTGTAGCGGCAGGAAATAATGACGTGGCAAAAGTGGCTCCAGTCTGGAAGCAGTTGATAACATCTATTTTCAGTTGGCAAACGGCCTTGGTTGCGGCGATAACGCTTTTATCTGTCTATGGGAAGGATATTATCGAATGGACGAAGAGTCTTCTAAGAGGAGGTAAGGCATTGTCTTATTTAACGGATCAGCAAAAGAGATTAAATGAAGCTCAGAAAGAATCCATAGATGGAATATTTAAGGAATCTACACAGTTAAAAATCTTGTATACTATTGCTACGGACTCAGCTAGATCATATGAGGCTAGAGTAAAAGCGGCAAAAAAGATGCAAGAGCTTTATCCGGAATATCTTGGATATCTTTCCAAAGAGGCAATATTGTTAGGTAAAGTAGGAGATAGCTATGAGGCTCTGGTTAAATCAATGAAGAACAAGGCGATATCTACGGCTTACCAAAAAGAGCTAGAGGAAGGTGCTAAATTGTATAATGAGGAGATCGCCAAGCAATTAAGATATCAGAAAGAAATAAACAAGTTATTGGCTTTGATGCCAAAAGAAAATACATCAGAGTTCACAAAATACCTTGAAGATCCTAACAATAAATATGGACAAGTTAAATATTGGCGCTCCTTATTAAAGGAAAGTAAGTCTGTTTCAGAGCAATTAGAGCAATCCAATACACAGCTTTTACAACAAATAAGCAAGCTTAATGAGCCGGTTGAGACGCATGTGGATCTTTTGCTCACAGATATACAAGCTTATCAAGATTTTATTAAGGAGCAAGATGAATTGAATAAGAAGTTGTCTCTTTCCGCTATAACCCAAGATGAGTATAACAGACGTTTAAATGAGGCAAAAGGCCAGTTGATAGATGCTGCTGATGCGGCGAATATAGGAGGTTCTGCCTTAGAGAAGCTTAGAGACGAGTATATTGCGTTTAATAAAGCTTCGATAAATAAAGAACAAGTAGAAAAACAAAAGAAAGAGGCTGAAAAACAAAAAGAAATACAAGAGCGTGTTAATCAGCAATTACTTGATCTTCAAAATAAGAACCAGCAATCTAGGATAAATCTTATGGAAGAAGGCTCCGATAAGCGTATCGCCCAAATAGAATATGATTACGATCGTGAAATAGAGGCTATCCGTAAGAGGGAGAAAGAGTGGCGTGAGGCTCAAGGGGGAAAACTCACGCAAGAACAAACGGTTGAAATAAAAACAGCCATTACGCAGGCTCAGGCTACCCGTATGCGGTCCACGCAAGAAGTAGAGAACGAGCAGATCGAGGCTCAACGTAAAGCCATGAATGATTATCTTAAGGAATATGGCACTTATCAAGACAAAAAAATGGCACTCGCCGCCGAATACGGACAAAAAATAGCGTTTGCCGAGACCGAGGGGGAGAAATTGATACTCGGGAAGGAATGGGATAAGCAGCTTTCCGACCTTGAGATAAAAAGTGGCAATACCGCCAATGCCATAATCGCTCTTTTTGGAGACATGAAGGACAAGACTCTAAAGGAGTTGATAGAGATATCCACCAAGGGAAAAGAGGCCTTGGAGTTTCTTAAGTCCGGAGAATGGGATGAATCAAAAGGCAAGGGATTAGGTATAACGCAGGAACAATTCGATCTTTGGTCTGATATGCCTGAAATAATGGATAGGGCAGGGAAAAGCGTTGAGAGCACCAACGAGAAGGTCGATGAGTTGCGACCCGCTTTTGACAAGGTGACAGAAGGAGTGAGGCGATTCTTTGCCGCTGGTGACGACCCCAAAAAACTGACGGAATCATTACAGCTCATTAATGAGGGTGTAAATGAAGTTATGACCTCTGTTCAATTCTTGTCAAATACCTTTGGAAAACTTGGAGATTCGTTCGGAGGTGCTTTTAATGACATAGCGGAAGGTTTAAATATGGCAATGGACGCTGTAAATTCCGCTATGCAGGGTGCGCAAGCGGGTGCGATGTTTGGCCCTATAGGGGCATCCGCTGGTGCTGCTATTGGGGTAGTGACCTCTCTAGCGTCCTCTATCGCTAAGATCCATGACAAAAAGAACGAGAAACGTATACAGAGATTACAAGACCAGATCGATGTGTTAGATGCCTCGTATGAGAAACTAGGCCGTTCCATAGAAAAGGCTTATTCTACAAGTGCGGCAAAACTGATCAACCAACAAGACGAGCTCCTTAAACAACAGAAGTTGATGATTCAGCAACAAATCCTAGAGGAAAAGGATAAGAAAAAAACGGATGAAGAGCGTATAAAAGAATGGGAGAAACAATTGGATGATATAAATCTCAAACTTGAAGACAATAAAGAAAAAGCGATAGAGGCTATAACAGGAACTGATGTCATGTCCGCTATTGACGAGTTCGCCCAAGCGTATTCGGAGGCGTGGGCTACAGGAACTGATGCGGCAGAGGCTTCGACTAAGATTGTCCAAAATTTGATCAAGACGGCTATCATTGGATTCTTGAAGGATAAATTATCCCCTTCCGTAGAGGAATTCATGAAGAAACTGGCCGATTATATGTCCGATGGTATCGTTTCGCCTTGGGAAGAAGCGGAGTTGAACAAGTTGAAGGAAAAAATGGACGCTGAGGCCCAGAAGGTCTTCGATACGTCAAGCAAGTATTTCCAAGAGGATAAAAATGATAAATATGAGCAGACCGCTACATCCGGGGGGTTCGAGAAAATGTCTCAAGATAGCGCCGATGAGTTAAATGGCCGTTTCACCGCCCTGCAAATGACAGGGGAGGAGATACTGTTGTTCTTGCAAGGCTCCGAGCAATTCTTGAGCCTCTTGTATATAAAGGCCAGTATGGACGTGATATCTGTAAAGATAGCCTCGTTGTATGATGTGGCGGATGAGACTAGGACGATGATCGCCAGTATATATATAGAGTTACAGCAGATCAATGATAATACCGCCAATACCGTGATACAATTGAAAAAAGCGGTGGATAAATTGACAAGTATAGAGACTAACACTAAAAACATGTAGTATGAATGTTGGAGATATAACGAGACGGGCTATTTCGCTAGGGGCTTGCAGTGAATCAGGCAAGGCCACTGACTGGAAGAGCCTATGTTGGCTGTTTTTTTCCCCGCAAGGGCGGGAGTTTTGCGAGGAGAATAATTATCCCTCGTTGGATTTATTTAGAGGCATGGCTAAAAACATAGCTCCCTACGGGATATACGTGGATCGTGATCTAATTGAGCTTCACAATAAAACAAACGTAGGTGTGATAGGTAATACCGTGGCGTATTTGAGTTATGACGATAACACGAGGGTGCATAAGGTGATCTTGATGCACGGGGGCAAGGCCAAGATAGAGGCCGGTAACTACTCCGTGATATTGCTTGTCAATATCGGGGGATGCGAGGTGGAGATTATTAACGACGGAACGGCAAGGATATTATGTTAGGGGATCTATATATTAACGGGAATGACGCATGGGGCACGTATCGTGTCGCCATGGGAGAGGGTTTTATCCAGACCTTGCTAACCCCCGCGGGAAATAAGGATTTCATAGAGAACGAGAGCCGGTTGGAAAACGGGAAAAGGATCGTGTTCAATAATCCTAGGGTGGCTAGCCGGGATCTTACCCTTACGTTCAATATACACGGTGATACGCAAGAGGAATATTTGCTGAATTATAAGGCGTTCGTGGCTGTCCTTCAACAAGGCAAGGTCGTGTTGCGTGTTCCGGATCTTGGTATGACATTTACCCTTGTCCATAAGAGATCATCAAGCTTTGCCTTGGATCGTAATAGGCTGAATAGTAGGCTTTCCGTTAAGTTCGAGGAGCCTGATCCTACGTCAAGAGGATGATAAAAAGCCGTCCGGCCCTTATTGGCTAGACGGCTTTTTCCTCATTGCGCTAAAAGATGCGTGTTTAACGATCGAAGGTCGAATCTTCCCGGCTTTGACCTCCCGTTGTTGTACACCGAAACAGTCATGCTTGGCTTGGGGTTGGTCTCTCTAAATCCGCAAGCCCTCTCCAGCTCATCGATCAACCTCTCCATCTTGATGGATTGCCGGTTGAATCGCTCCATCGCTTTCTTATCCTCCCTTGATATCAAGGCTATGTCGCTGAGTATTTTATTTATATCTTTCATATGTTTTTTCATTTACAGGTGGTTAATTAGCCTTGCCTCTTTCAATAAGTGGCATTACCCCATGCTTCTTTAACTCCTCATACAAGAATAGGCGCCCTTTTTGTGTCCATTCGGTATTAAGGCTGACATCGGGGATACCGTTTGTATGAGTGTAGTTGTGAGTGGCGCTGTGGACATACCCTTTATTCAAGTATTTCCCGTACAAAATCCATTGGTTGCGTACCTTGTGCTGTATTCCAAGATCACGGAGCAAAGCGTTGAACCTTCTTGCGCTCATCCCGTAATCTTGCGCTATCTGGGTAACCAGTACCGTTTGCTTGCTTTGCAGGATAACACGGGTGTACTCGCTTTGCTTCTGTAGCTCTACATTCTCCGCTTTCAATTCTGTTATCTCCTCTTGCTTTTGCTCTATCCTCTTCTGTTGCTCCTCTATTTGCATCTGTTGCTGTGCGGCTAGCATTAGGGCCTCGCCGAAGGATTGAGGCACCGGGTATTGCTGTTGGATCGAACTATGACCTGTAGTGAGAAGCTCTTCTATTCTCTCGTCTACCCATATCGAAAATTCCGTTGATAATTTCTGGGCTACCCGGAGGGCGACACGTTGATGCGCCCAAGTTCCGGGATTATTCCCTCCTCTTGTAATTATCAGTAAATCAGCCAAACTACAATTTTGTAGTTTGGAGAATTTTTCGCAATAATCGCTGATTTCCTGAGAGTTAATAATATGAGTGAGATTTTTGTCTGGAAAAGCTTTTGCAACCTCTGTAAGGTTTACATAAACAACGCCTTTTCGTACACGCATGGTAACATTCTTACCATTATAAGAAAAGATTTTCCCCATTTCGGAGGGGCTAACCGTACCTAACACAGCAATATTATTGCTGTTCGAGTAATTTTCATTCAAGTGTCGCATAATCAATGAAAATTAAATATTAATAAATAAAGAAAGCAGAGAATTTCTCCAAGTTGCGACACTTTCATATTGGCTTGTGGGCGAATATGTACGGAGAAACCTCTGCTTATATTTTAGGCAGTAGCTTATTTGCGGACATAAAAAATCCACAAACCATATGTTTATATAAAAGTGTCGCACCGCAAAAGTGCAAACAATTTCCGACATACGCAATATTTCTATTATATTTTTCATATTCATCTAGTTTTAAATCATTGCATCTATTCACTAATTGTCATGGCCTTGGCCGTACGTCCTTACGCCGTACCTATATAATCCACTTGGCATTGATTGTTGGATCATAGTTAAGGTTTGGGGATGCTTAATCTAATCATAGGTTATCTTCTAAGTATCTATTGATATAGTCTCGTAGTTTTATTACATCTTTTTTTGAGGAAAGAACGATTCCTACCTCTTTTTCACATATATTGTCGCATACTGCAATAAATAATGCAGTGTTTTCAGGATTAATACTCTTGTGCCCTTTTTTGTCTATGCCGTATACATATGATTTTTGCATTTCAATAATAGCTCCATCATCTGAATTGACTGAAACGGTTTTGTACTTGCCTTCCCACTCTTTGACTTCTTTTAGTGTCATATCTTCCGTCTGGATAAATCTAAGATTACCTTTACTCGCTAAATAAGGCATACGGATGATTTTATTTGATCTGTTTCTTCTATGTTTGCTCATCTTTCTATCATTTTAATTTGTTTATTATGTTCCATGACTGCATTGGCTACGATCTTGGATGCTTTTCCACTAGCCAATTCACATTTTCCGTTACCTCTTAGATCATTCTTCTCGATGTCCTCGGAGGCTAAAGCTTCCGCAAGGCCCACTGCCATCAACTCAGCTATGCTCATATGATCTCTTATGTTCGCTGTTTTGGAAAGATTCTTCTTCTCACGTATTACATTTGTACCACCACCATACAAATGACTATATATAGCATTTGTACAATTGCGGAAACCTTCACGTTCCACGCCATGGGAAGCTAGTGTACTAGTAAATGCGCTACGGGATATTTTACCTTGAATCCTTTGAGCAATCCATCGCTCATTTTTACCTTTTCTTTTATATGTGTTTATGGCACGATCAACGATCAAATCGGGATTCTTCTCTTCTTCTATACGTTGGAAGAAAACCTCATTAACCAGTACTGCCAGATCAGTATCTAGGTACTGCGCATATTCCAATGCAACTTGCCTAATACCATATGTACCACCTCTTTTACCCCTTTTCGTTTTTATAATACCGTTTTTGTCGGTATTTAAAACGTTGCAAATAGAAGACATGAATTCTTTCGTCTGCTTTAAATCTTTCCAATCATAAGGTCGTTTATCTTCTGGACTACCAGCAATCACCCACAAGTCGTTCAGAGAAAACTTGTCCTAGTCTCTACCGATTTTTTCTAAAATATTAGCATCATATTTTGCTAATTCATTTTTATTTTTCATAACTTTGTCCCGTTAAAGGATTAATACTATCCTCATTGGTAGCTCGGTCAAGCACTACCTTTGAGGATTTTATTTTGACCGAAGTGGTAGCCGGGGACTTGAACCCCGGTGTATGCCGTCCTACCTGCTTATTACCAGTCTCGCTTGACAAGGTAAAAAGCGAAGGGCAAAGATTGAAGTTGCCTATTGTGACGGTCTGCAACTGGAATCAATGCCCTTAAATATCTTCTTTCGCTACCGTCACATGAGCGATCATTTTCATATCACAAAATTATATATGACAAAATCCGTGGCCTATTTTTTCAAGGCTCGAAAAACCACAATGGAGCTATTGTTGTAAAATCCCTCCGGCCGTATTACCGGAGGGGCATCTACTTCCGATCCTCTCCCCGTCGTTCGAGTTATCCCGCAAGCCTGCAAGTCATGTCGCTAATTACGCTCATGAATCTATCGTAGGTCTTTTTATTCCATTCCTTGTGATCCGGCATCCAGTCATTGAATATCTCCATGTAGACCACATCGTGAGACCTGTCCTGTACGGTGACGCATAAACCACCCGTCTCCGGCATAACGCCTACATTTATATGTACCGGTTTCCTTCCGATCATACACTCCAACGCAATTCTTTGCACGTTCTTCAATACCTCTATCGTTTCCATATCCTTATATTATTAATGTATAGTTATCAATCACCCGAATAAACCCTGTTACCGTAAAGGCTAGCCATACCGACATGAGATAAGACAACATGCTTGCGATACTCGATGCGTCTAGCTTCTTCCTCTGCCAATCTCTTGGCTTTGGCCTCATTATTTTTTATCTCTATCTTGGCATTATCCCATGCTATAGAAAGGCACTTGCCAAAAGACCAAGAGAATTTTCGGTAAAGTCTGAATAATCTCCATGCGTCTTTCATGATCTCACTCTTGTTGTATTTCTGTGTTGCCATTGTACTGTTATTTTATTTTGATGATGCAAATGTAAAGCATATAACTTTACTAAACAAGCTATATGATTTAAATAATAAAGCATTTAACTTTATTTAGTAAGGCGTATTGATTTAATCATAATAAAGCATATTACTTTTGTGGTATAAACTATTATAGATATGTACAGAATAAAAGAAATCTTAGACGAAAAAGGTATTTCAGCAAAAAACTTAGCTGAAAGAATGGGCGTAACACCTCAGTATATAAGTGGTATTATAAGAGAAAAAGGTAGTGCATCTATCAGTGTACTTTCTAATATCGCTAAAGAATTGAATGTACCTTTAGCTTCTCTATTTGACGATTACAAAAGTACACCAGCAAGCAACTCTTTAAATGTAATTTGTCCTCATTGTGGCAAAGAAGTAAATATAGAACTAACCAAACCAAAAGAAAATGATTGATAGGGCTTTTTATGCTCTAAAAAATTGCATTGCAACTATAAAATAGTTACATTTGCAAAAACATTCAATATGGGAACAAAAGAAAAGTTGGTAGAACGCTTCAAGAAACAACCTAACGATTTTACGTTTGACGAGATGGAACGTCTGTTGGCTGTTTTCGGGTACGAGAAATCCAACAAGGGTAAAACGTCCGGTTCAAGGGTGATTTATCGTAATGGTGACAAACGTCCTATTATGTTGCACAAACCCCACCCCGGAAACATAATAAAAGGGTATGCCATGAAGCAAGTATTGGATGATTTAACAGAAGCAGGATATATAAAGTAAAGGAGGTTATTATGAATACATTGACTTATAAAGGTTATATCGGGTCTGTATCTTTCAGCGAAAGGGACAATGTTTTTTTCGGGAAGATAGAGGGTATTGATGGTCTTGTTAATTTTGAGGGGGAAAGCGTGCGGGAACTTACAACGGCTTTCCACGAGGCTGTAGATGATTATCTGGCGTATTGCGAGGAAGAGGGGATTGAGCCGCATAAGAGCTATTCCGGTTCATTGAACGTTCGTTTATCACCGGAACTTCATAGTAGAGTGGCTGTTCTGGCAAAGCAAGCAGGCGTTTCTATTAACGCTTTCATAAAAAAAGCCGTGGAAAAGCAAGTTGCTGTAATGTTGTGAATTATAGAGCCTTGAAAATTGTATGTTGTAAAATATAAATTTTACCCTCCCCTTTTTCATATATTAACAAATAGCTTTATATTTGCAGCAATTTACTAATCATTAAAAACGTTTTTGAAATGAAGAAGCTTTTGTTTATTATGGCAATGATGTTGCCGTTGTTTACCTTTATTGGATGTTCGGATGATGATGAAAAGAAAATCCCTGATGAAATGAAAAATATTTACGGAATTTGGGTCTTGAATCAGGTTGATACAGGAAATGGAGATGGTTATGTGGATTGGCCAATGAAAGAAACATCTGCTACTTTTAATGAAGATGGTACATATTCCGGAAGTGGATATTTTGGAAATGGTTCCGGAACATATATATTGGAAGGAAGTACTATAACTTGTTTTGTTGAAGGTAAAGAGTTTGTCAAATATGATATTATAAGTTTAGCAGAAAATAATTGTGAATTAAGAATGTATATATCAGGCAGTGATACAGACTTAAAAATTAAATGTCGAAAGTTCTAATTATTATTCACAGGCCCCGCTTCCCACAGTTCGGGGCTTTTTTATTTCCTCCTACAACAAAATTACAACAATCTCGTCATTGTTTTTTTTAGGTCCGCTTGATTTTTTGCCATCCCCCTTATATGCGTGAACTTTGAGTTCATGATCGAGATAAAGGACATATTGGGCAATACTCGTTTCTCGACCCCTATAAACCGGGGCGCAAAGGGGAGATTCACCTTGATGAAGGAGGACTATATAACCCTTCCTTTTAGCGTTGAAACGCCTATTGATTTCAAGCCGGGCGACTATGTGGACATGAGAGGGGTACTCGATGACGCTTTAGGAGGTAAGTTGTCCAAGGTATATAAATACCTATCCTTGCAGAAGCCCAATGTGGTGCCGGGAAAATATGATTATGAGTTAAGGTTGGACGCTTATTATTATGAGTGGAACACGAAGATATTCAAGTATACCCCGGAAAATCATGGACAGGAGGCAGGATGGAACCTTACCGCCACTCTTGACACGCAACTGGGCGTGTTCCTGCGTAACCTTAAAGCTAACGGATATACGTATAACGGCGTCGATTATGACTTTGATATAGACAACACGGTCGAGAACAAGGCCGTGTTGATGTCTTATGACAATATCCACCTTTTGGACGCCCTTTTCTCGATGGCCGCCGAGGACAAGTGGAATTGCGACTGCTGGATAACCGAGAATATTATCCATTTCGGGCGTTGCGAGTTCGGTGACGCCGTAAAGATAGAGTTGGGCGTGGAGGCTTCATCCATGACCCGTAACGATAGCAAGGGTACTTACGCAACACGTATATACGTGTTCGGAGGTACCAGAAACATCCCTGCCAACTATCGTCCGGTAGATGAGCATACCGTAGTCAACGGTGTCGTGCAAAAGCGGCTCATGCTCCCGTCCGGGACACCGTATATCGATGCCTATACCGGCATGACCAACGCCGAGGCCGTGGAGGACGTGGTGGTATTCGATGATATCTATCCCAGACGGATAGGTACGTTGTCGGATGTTAAGACCGTGAACAGGAACATAGAGACGGACGGAGAGGTGACGGGGACTTTCAAGGCTTATCAATACAAGGATACCGGATTGGTGTTCAAGGATGAATATATCATAGAGGGCGAGAAATTGAAGGTCACGTTCCAATCCGGGAGACTTAATGGCATGACTTTCGGAGTCACTTTTAATCCCGAGGGATCGGAACCCGTCGAGCAATTATGGGAGATCGTCGCTAACGAGGATTATGGCCGCTTGTTACCAGACGATGTGATCCGTCCGGAGAACGGCGATAAATATATACTTTCCGGATTCAATATACAATTAGTGTCCGACCAATATATACCGGAGGCGGAGGCGGAGCTTCTGGCCAAGGGTAAAGAATATATAAAGAGAACCAGTATTGACGATGGCACGTACCCGACTACGTTGGACTCGGAATGGGTCTATCAAGACCAGATCAACCGGACTTACGACGTGGGGCAGAGGATGCGGATGGTCAATCCCGCTTTCTTCTCGTCGGAAGGGCGTATCAGTCGTGTTATAGGCTGGGAGATGAGCCTTGATATCCCTTATGATTCTCCTGTATATACTATAGGCGAGAGCACTCAATACAGCCGGCTTGGTGAATTGGAGGACAAGGTTGATTCCTTGACTTATAAAGGACAGACATATACCGGTTCAGGGGGAAGCGGCGTATACGTTATCCGTACCAATGACTCCACCCCGGCAAGCGACAGCAACGTATTCTCCGCCCTTCGCTCGTTGGCGACATTCTTGCGCAAGGACAAGCCGGACCAGACCAAATATCTTATCAAGCTCCTCGGAGGATTGATATCTGATAATATCGAGTCTCAGGATTTTGCCGCCGGTCCTTTCGGCACGGGCTTCCTCGTGAAAAGGGACCCAAAGACCGGTAAATCATATATAGAGGCGGACGAGATCTACATCCGTCTCAAAGCCTATTTCGACACGTTGGAGATCAAGCACCTCTCTCACGTGGGAGGGCGTATCGTATTATCTCCGGCGAGCATGGAGTGCATTCGGGTGGAGGAGGTATCGGTAGAGCTGGATGCCTTATATGACTTTAACGGCGATCCCTTATATGACACCGAGAATAGCCGGTTATACTCCTTGGGGGGATCGGCTCGTGCCACCACCAACGTGTACAGGTGTTATTTCCGGCAGACCGACGGGGAGAGGGAGATCGTAAATGAGTTCGCTATCGATGACATGGCCCAATGCCGAGAGTTTAACGTGAAGACCGGGATATCCCATAATGTCCGTAACCAGTATTACTGGCGCAGGGTCGTAGGCTTGGGGGGTGATCATATAGACTTGTCGATAGATGATTGTGACCCCGGCAGCATGGTCCCGAAGGCGGGTGATACGATCGTCACGATAGGCAACAAGACGGATACCAATCGTCAGCATGTAGTTTATCTATCCTCCTACGACGATGACGCTCCGTGCTTCAAGCTGTATTCCGGTATCAACTCTTACTCGATGTTGAATAAGGAAGTGACGGTCATTTCCCCGAACGCCGACAAGAACGTATTCACGGGCAAGGTAGTCATAAAACCGGGGTCTGCCGGCTTCGAGAACTTGACAGACAAGCCGGACATGGAAGGCATAAATAATTCCATCAAGAATGCCCAAGAAGCCGCCTCCGCCGCCCAAGAGGCTATCGAGGGAGTGCAAGGCTCGGTGGATGATTTCAAGTATTACGTTGATAACACCTTCGCCGATGGAATCATATCGGAGGCGGAGACCAAGGATATCGCCCGCTATATAGATATCGTAAACAACGAGAAGGCATCGTCATTGGCTACATATAATGAGTTGAGGATCAATCCTTATCTTGACGGGGCAGAGCTTGTCTCCTTGGAAGAGGCCAAGGAAACCCTGTTCTCTTCCATAGATAGCCTGATCGACGCCGTAAACAAGGCCATAGCGGACAAGAAGGCCACGGAAGAGGAGATAGCCGGTATAAACGATAAATACAAGGAGTTCAATACCGCTTGCGGTAATTTTTATTCTGCCGTGGAGAACGCCAACAAAAAAATACAGGATAATCTTAAGTCATACTCGGATAACGCCCAGAAAGCAGCGGATGAGGCTAACAAGAACGCTACGAGCGCGATGGACAGCGCCAATACCGCCAAGAGCGATGTCTTGGGCTTGAAGGACTTCACGGACGAGGCGTTCGAGGACGGGATTATCTCCAGATCGGAGGCGGTGGCCATAGGAAAGTACACCAATACGGTGAACGCCACCAAGAAAGAGGTGGAATCAACCTACAACACGTTATATACCAACCCATTCCTTTCCGGTACCCCAAAAACGGATTTATTGAACGCCAAGGTGACGTTCATGGGAGCGGTGGATAACCTGTTGGCATCTATACAGACGGCCATTTCGGACGGTAAGACGACAATAACCGAGAAGGAGATTGTCGATAGTAAGTTCTCCGCGTTCAACAGCGCCTATGCCTCACTTGCCACGGCCATAGAGAACGCTAACAAGGCGATTCAACAGAAGATCAAGGAGGAGGCGGTCAATGAGGCCTCCGATGGTTTTATCTCCGATATCGAGACGATTACCGAGGCGGACAAAAACGAGATGGCCAAACAATTGGGATACGCGGATTACGCCTCGATGAAGGAACAAGCGGCGAAGGGCAAGACCCTCATAAACGGGGCATCTATCAATACCCAGTTGATAGATACGGACTTGCTCATCACTTCTCTCGTTATAGCCAAGGCGATAAAAACAAGTAACTTGAACGTAAATGATAAGTTCATAGTTAAGACCGATGGCTCCGTGGACATGAACGGCATCTTTCACTCCCTTGGTACTAAGACGGAGCTTGTCATCTCTAACGGTTATTTGAGGATCGCCTATAACGGGGAGGAGATCATGCGTTTCGCCGTGAACCAGAATACGGGTATGCCAGAGCTGAATATGCACAAGGGGGATAAGAGCGTGTTTATCTCCCCGGAGAAACTTGTGTTCGGTTTTGGCTCAGGGAATAATTTCTTGACTCTTAATCCCAGTGACATTGGAGGGGGGGACGTGAGAAAGAAAAGTGATGGGACCTTGTATGTGACCACTGGAGAAACCTCCTTGATAACGGTTGGGATCTACGTGTCTCCGCAGGAGGGAGGTACGACAATCCCTACACCGGGATCTATGCTGTTCAAATACGAGGGAGAGCAGGAGTACGTGGAGGCTATACCCAACGATGGGTATGAGTTCTCCAGATGGAGCGATGGTGGCGCCCAACGCCATTTGGTTACATGGGATGTCTCAGGCAAGGGGATAACCGCGTATTTCACCAAGATACAGGTGACTCAATATACGGTGACCCTGATAGCCAACCCGCAACAGGGCGGTACCGTGTCTGGAGGAGGTGCCGCCGACAAGGGGACGGTACGCGCGGTATCCGCTACCCCCGCCTCCGGTTACCGCTTTGTCAGCTGGAGCGATGGGGGGAACCAGACCCACAACGTCACTTGGGACGCTAATAAGACCTTGACCGCTAATTTCGAGAAGGCTATTATAACGGGTGACGAGATATTGTTGGGTACCTCGTTGACATCAGGCACGTATACGAGCGTGTTGAAGAAGGGGACGGGTACCTTGACGGCTTCCACTTCCGGCGGTAATATGACGGTCATGTCCTCGTCCGGCAATCAGGGATGGGTGCTGTTCAACAAGGGATATCTCGGGAGCAAGTTGTCGCAAGGGCATATATACAGGCTAAGTGTCACGGCCAAGGTCGCTTCCGGTACGGTCACTTTCTTGGCCGGCATAGGCTCTATAGACTCCGGAGGAGAGTTCAACGACCTTTCCTCGGGAGATATGATCTATGGCGAGCAGATAACGACATCCGTAAAGACCTTTGTCGTGGATATAACGGTCTACAAGAGAGATAGCACGGTAAGCGACGCGGTGGCTATGTCGTTCTTCCCCGATAGTACGGCCACTATAACAATAACGGGTATATCGTTAAAGGAGGTGTGATATGGGAATCATTAACAAGACAACAGATAAGATAAACGTCTTGCTTGACAAGATAGCGGATATTCCAGAGGAGGGTCTGGCAGGGAAGACCCCAGTATTGGAAGACGTGAGAGTCACCACCCTATCCGCGGGTAGCGATGCCACTGGCGATATCGTTAGAACCGGGGTTGATAGTGAGGGAAACCCATCGTACGTGATAAATCTAGGTATCCCACGAGGTAAGGACGGGACTTCTGGAGGTCCCGCCAGTATAGACTGGACCAATGTCCTTAATAAGCCAGAATGGATAATGTCATCCACTAAACCATCATATACGGCCGATGAGGTCGGGGCATTACCCTCAAGCACCTCTTTCAAGACGGTTAACGGGGAATCCATATTGGGGGAGGGTGATATAGAAATCTCATCCGAGGGAGGAAACGGCGTAGGACGAAACTACCCCGGTTACAAGAACGCCGAGATATTCAACGATTACGAGAATAACAAGGCCGCCGGAGCCTACGCTCACGCCGAGGGCATGAATACGAACGCTACCGGTCCTAGATCTCACGCCGAGGGGCATAAGACAAATGTTTTCGCAGCTGACGCCCATGCCGAGGGGAGGGAGACGTGGTGCTTGGGACCACAAGGGCATGTGGAAGGGATGAACGGGATCGCTTGGGGAGGGCTGTCGCATGTCGAGGGACTGGCCGCTCGTATAGAGAATGGATCTTACGTGCCGCCCGTTGAAGGGGGGAAAAAAATTCTTAACGAAGAGGATTTGATCAGGACGATATGGGATACATATGGCCTCGCATGGGGGAAAGAAATTATCGTAAGTGAGGACTTGTTTAATGATTATTATATACATGCTTCCTTTGGGGAAAGAAACCATGTAGAGGGAGTTAATAATGTCGTTTTAAACAATTGTGTACACGTGGAAGGTCGTGGAAATGTATCGGGGGCCTCCGTAACCGCGCATGGGGCTGCTCAGATTGACCACGTGATCCATATAGAGGGATGCTGGAATACGGTCTATCCCCAATCTATGGATACGGGATGTCACATAGAGGGAAAATCCAACCTCGTACGTGAGTCTGGGGATGGTTCCACGATATATTACGCCACCGCCGCTCATGTGGAAGGCGAGAATAACGTCATAGATTGCCTGTCGCATATCGGTGATGATTACATCCGGGGGAATGCCAGATGGTCGCATGTGGGGGGATACTCATGCTCTGTCATTAGGGCCAGTTACGCTTTTGCCCATGGTGACCATGTTTCCGTGTCCAATGATCACGAGGTGTCGTTCGGACGTTACAACCTCTCTGAGATCAACGGTAATAAAGTTTTGTTCTCTTATGGTATAGGCTACAACGAGTCGAGCCGGGAGAACGCCCTCTCGATATTGGAGGATGGAACGGTGGTGATTCCCCGGCTGGACGGGGGAAGTGTCAAGGAGCAAATAGACGCGGCCATACAGCCATTGATCAACAAGGTTAACAACATGTATAAAGAGCTCACCGGGATTATAGACGAGCAATCCAAGCGAATACAAGATTTGTTAGCCTTGATACCATCGGTGAAGGTTGAGAATGACATATTGATGATCGGGACACCCAAGGCCTTCGTGATAGGTAGCCTGCTTGTATTGACAAGGAACCTTCCGGCCGGCGTTTCCGATGATACGCTTACGATTACCGATACGTCGGTGGAGGTAGATAATGATATATTAACAATTAAATAAACACTAAGGATATTATGAGCACGATTAAAAAGGTAAACGTAAACGGGCAAGAGTATGATTTGGCCGGTTCTGGAGGCGGTGGGGTTTTGATCGAGATAACCCACTCGGAACTAGTAGCTCTTAGGAATAGTGGCGGTCTTGTTCAAGGGAATAAATACCGGATAACGGATTATAACGCCGTCTTTAACACGTTAAGATCAGCGGGACATCAATTTGATATCGTAGTGGAGGCATTGTCTTCATCTGAGCTTTCCGAGAAAGCCTCCGCTATGATACATGAGGGGGATGTATATTTCGAAAACTCCTATCTGGATCTATGGACTGTCTATTACTCATTGGATAACGACACTTCTCGCTTTAATGAGGCATCGGCTTCTGGAAAAGGCTTTATCTGGAGATTAATAGATGAGTATAATAACGATGTATGCTTCGATTTCAAGAACGCCCTTTTTACAATGTCTTCCTCTGATAATGATATTGTCACGGATGGAAATTTGGATTTTTATTTATTTTCTCATTTGGAGACGGGAACACCAACCCAATCGGATATCAAGGATAAGACGATTGTTAGGGCCGGTTCCGTATATGATAATACGGTAAATTTTTATACTACCGGATCTTTTAAACTGGTATTTGGCTGTATAAAAGGCCTTACTGATTCCATAAAACCTTTTATTATGTCTAATAATAAAATAGATTCTATCAACTCTGTTATTATATTTAATAAAGCCTCGGTTAAATTTACTTTTAATAAAATCGCATATAATTCAGGTGTTAATACGAAAACCAAAGTTTCTAATATTAGTAATTCAAACTTTAATTCCGCCTTGGTTATAGAAGGGAATATTTCGATTTCCAATACGACTATAGCTGATATAAAAAAAATATCTTGTACTAGTTCAATTTCTAATTGCTTTATTTATGGTGGATTGAGAACCCCATCATTGCAATGTTCGGCTATGAATAACGTCTCATTGAGAATTAAAGCTAATAATAATGGCGCATTATTGACTCTCTCTAACCAATTGGAAGGTGTCGATGTTTACGCCAAGGAGAATGAATCCGGATCTTATGACATAAAAATCGTAGACCCGTTTGCGCAATAACATGGATAAAAAAAAGGATATGGAAGCTATTCGCATAGGCAACGACATCTCCATCCAATGGACAATATTGCACAATGGCATTCCTGAGTCTCTTGAGGGCCGGGATTTGAAGGTGATCTTGTCAAACTCATTCGAGAAGATAGAGATAAAGGATTTCCTCCTTGTCGGTAACGTCATAAGATTCTCTTATCACGGGAAGGATCAGGTACATTGCGGGGTTTACACGTTGACGTTATACGAGAATTATCATAAAGAGGGAATGATGGCTGTTGACGTTTGCGAAGCGTTTAAACTTATCCCTAGATCATGCGAAAAAAAGGACAGACAGTCTTGCTCAAACTTGGAAATATCCACGGTTGATATCAACTCTTCTTTCGATTTATTAAACAATCCCAAGAACACCCTCGTGTCCGATTCCGTCCATAGGATTGAGGCGGTCACGCAAGAGGAGTACGACAAGATACAGGTTCCCAATCCGAATATTTTATACATAATATTATGATATTGAATGGAGCTATAAATGTAAAATTTAAAGGCGTGGACGTAAAGAAGATCTGTCTAGGGCGTGATACGGTATGGACTAGGGAAGCGCATTTGATCGTTACCCCAATGACTATATGGCTACAAAGGAGTAACGGTTTTGCAGCGGATGTAAATATAATATCAAACGTCCTATGGGACGTCGAATAGTAAATAATTAATTAAAAATTTTGAAGTATGGCAAAACCTAGTTGGTTAACAGTAAACCCGATGTCTGGATCGGGTAATGATACGCTGAGGAATACAGCGACGGCGTATAAGGGGAGAAAGACGAGATCTGGGACCGTAACGGTTACCGGATCCGGTGTGGCGCAACCCAAGACTTATAAGGTGACGCAAGAGGCGGAACCCGAGTATATATCCATAGACAACGGGTCGTCGATGGCGGCAGATAAGACAGGAGGAAAAGTCACTGTCAATGGGAAATCCAATTCTGCCGCCTTGTCATTCGCATGGGTGGGAGAAGCGAAGGAGGCGACGATCTCCCCCCAGTATACCGCAGGTGGTAAACCCACTAATAATACGGAGGCGATCGAAGGAGATCCGGGAGCGACAGGCGAGGTGGTATGGTCTGTGGATCTGACCTTGCCGGCCAATACCACGATAGAGCAGATAGACAGGACCCTGAAGGTATCCAACGGTAGCACCGTTCAGCAGCAGATCGTGATTGAGCAAACAGCCGGAGACGCTAACTTGTCGTTAAGCGAGACAGATATAACGATCCCTGCGGATGGAAGCGCTGTTACCGTTATTGTTACCTCCAATACGCAATGGACGGTATCTTGACCCCTGCCCGGTATGGAGAAAGTGATACCATGGGGCGTAGGTGGAGGGAATCTCCACCTTGCCTATACAGGGCGAGATAATGGCAAGATCGTCATCACGAGTGACACGGAGAATTATACGGGGACGGAGCGGTACGAGGTATTGACCGTGGCGACCGGAAACGGAGCGGTCAAAGAGCGGCTTACGGTACGTCAGCCTAGTCGCAAGGCTTACGTTGACGGAAATATATTGGTGTTTACCCTTGCGGCGAATGTCTCGGTATCGGGAGACAATTTGGTTATCAAGGATACGGGGATATCGGTAAGGGATGATGTAATATTTATTTGATAAAAAAAAGGATCGGAAGAATGGAGTTTTTTAAGATGATTTGCAGCATGAGAGAACTACTAACGGTAGTCGTGTTTGAGATGTTCATCGTTATGGTGGCGATGGGATGGGATTTCGCCTCGGGTTATTACAAGGCCAAACTGAGGGGAGAGGAGCGTAATTCGTATGGCATGCGCAGGACGGTCAGTAAGTTCATACTTTACGCTGGCAGCGTATGTATAGCGTGCGGTATAGACTCGGTATGCTACGTGTGCCGTTTTTGGGAATTTATCCATCTGCCATTCTTGACCAATGTCCCGGTCGTATCCTCGATAGTGACGGTGTTCATCTTGATAACAGAGGTAAGGTCTATCTGGGAGAAGGCCGATGCCAAACAGAGGAGACAGGCTAGTAAGACTGCCGACATGATCGGTAAAGTTGTAACGCAAAAGGTTTTGGAGGACGCTTTGACAAACGCTTTATCCAATGCCATTAATAAAAACAAGAAAGGATAATAAAATATGGGAAAAGACAATTTACCTCGTGGGTATCGAAACAACAACCCCGGGAATATCAGGATCAATAGTGACTTGTTCCAAGGTGAGATACGTCCGAGCAAGGATAAATCATTTAAGCAGTTTGAAACAATGGCATACGGATACCGGGCGGTGTTCCGCATCTTGCGCAACTACTATAACAACTACAAACTTGACACGATCCGCAAGATGATAGGCCGATATGCGCCTTCTTCGGAGAATGATACGGATGCCTACGTTAAGGCCGTGTCCGATTACGCTGGTATCCCGGCTGATGATCCTATCAATGTGAATGATCGTGAGCAAATGATCCGAATCGTGGCCGGGATGAGCAAGGTGGAGAATGGGAGAGAGGCTGATATGTCGGATGTTATAGCTGGGTGGAACTTGCTATGAAAAAATGGTTTGTAATATCGATCATTTTCCTGATGTCAGGAATATGTTCTTGCCGGACGACAGTCAAATATGTCCCGGTAGAGACCGTAAAGACTGATAGCGTGTACTTTAACACTCATAGGATAGACAGCGTATTTATACATGATTCCGTTTCTATGATCCAACGAGGGGACACGATCACGGAATACCGGTATAGATATATCTATAAATACAAGGACAAGATAGATACCTTATACATAAACCGGACGGACTCGATCAATGTCCCTTACCCCGTGGAAAGAGAACTATCTAGATGGGAGAGGACGAAAATTGAGATTGGGAGATGGGCTATAGGGCTGTTGTCCGGGGCTGCGTTACTGGCCATTGGCTATGTCATCGTTTGGCTTGTAAGAAGACGTTAATATTGATACATAGTGTTATCCAATGACTCCGCGAGGATGAGTTGGCGGGGAGATAAAGAGAAAGAATCTCCCCACGAATTAAAACGGATCGGAAGTTTGTTTTAATTATCGCTGCACGACGGGAGAGATTCTTATTTCTTCTGCCGTGCATTTTTTGTGCCCGGCTTTGATAGTAAAACAAACCACGAAATAAAAAGTTTATGAATAAGGTGGAAATTTTTTACAAAAAAGTGATAGAGGCAGTCTGTAAGGAGTGCGGGACCGATCCGGTAATGATGTTTAGCAACAACAAGGAGAGGAACGTTGACGCTAGGGGAGTGGCTATAACCATACTGGCCGATCGCAAGTTGAGCGACAATATCATATCCGATCTGACTGGAATGACGAGGCAAGCCGTGAACCGGATGCGTAATTTGTATCCGGACAGGATAAGGAGGAGCTACTATCTGAGAAGGACGGTGGAGAGCGTGAAAGAGGAGCTATCTGGTACGGTCTGAGGGTGCGTTATGTTGTAAGGCATGTGATTTGTCTATGAAAAAATTTTCATATAACAAAATTTTATGCGACCTTTGCGGCATGAAAGATAATAATGAAACCTCGGCGGCGCAACAATCCGTATCGGGGTTTTGTTTATTGAACAGGAAATTATTTAAATCGAAATGTGTTTAGGAATAAAAGTCAATAAAGATAAAATAGGCAATCTTATGGTATATTTGTCGGAGAGGATATCTCCAATATACCATACTCAGCTTATTAAGCTTCTATATCTTATAGATGAAGAGGCTGTTAAGGATGATGGCGTTCCTGTCACTTGGCTTGATTATAAGGCGTGGCAATATGGCCCTGTAGCTCCAGATACATATTATATAAAATGCGGGGGAATGGAGTTCTCTGATTATGTTAAGGCGGAGAAATGCTCAGGATCAGATAATCATTTTTACGTTTTGCCGAAGGTGTCATTCTCGGATGATAAATTTAGCGACTACGAAATGGACATAATAGATCGTGTCATAAAAGAATATGGGAATAAAAAGCCTAGTGAATTGGTGAATTTGACCCATAAGAAGGGATCGTTATGGGATATTACCAAGAAAGAGCATAATATTATTTTCGATAATGATTATAAAGTATCAGATTATAGCTTAGACTTTAAGAGATTAATAGCGGATGATCCTGAGAAACTGGAGAACTATAATGGTGCCATGGAGATTATGATGATTAATAGTAAATTAAAGTCATGCGATAATGTTTAAGCCCGGAAACGTTTTATATGGCACGTTTAAGCTGTCAAATATATGCACGAAACCAAAATATGCGATCATTTTACATAATGACGGGCAAGATTGTGTGTTAGCCACATACACTACATCGAAAAAGAGGTCTGGGGTTAGTGATTATGTGCATGGGAAAAATCCTTCTGGATCTAATGACCCTAAATCTTATGTGTTTCTTGCCAGTAAGGATGTAGGCACATACAAAGACGGCAATGGAGTTACTCAAAGCTTCAGGTTTCCTGAAGATAGTACGGTCGTTCCAGATTATGGTTATACAAAGACCTCCACGCATAGCTTATCATTGAATGTGCCTGATTTGACTTTTATATGTAGTTTGTTTGAGAAAGAATACTTGGATTTGATTTATATGCTATATCAAAGCAAGAAAACTCCTCGGGAGTATAAAAAGATATTTGAGAAAATATTGCAGGATAAACTAAAGTGAAAGGTAATATCATATTAATAATAGAAGAGCTCCTTTCCATATCATTATAAAGCCTCCCTTAAAAGGTAAAAGCGTCGTCAATACAAATTGGCGGCGTTTTTTGTCTCATCCCCTTCCGCAAAGAACTAGCAACAACCTAGCAACAAGCTAGCAAGGAGATATTTATTTAGCAAAGCCCTTCTCATGATTTTTGTCGTGTCCGGTAATGGTGCCGGATTAACGACAAAAATTAAAGATAATGGATAGAAATTATTTTATCGGTACTCCCGAAGGAGGTAATTCCGGTGGAAGTAAGTTTGACATCATGGCCTTTCTCCCGAGCTTGATGGGTGGCGGTGGAAAATCATTGGACCCCAATTTGGTAGCGGCTTTGATGAACAATAAGGGCAATCAAGACGCTTGGGGCGGTGGTGGTTGCTGGTGGATCTGGATCATCCTCCTGTTCTTCGTATGGGGAGGCTGGGGTGGCAACGGCTTCGGCAACAACGGGGCTAACGGATTACCGGCTCAATTGAACAATGACGCTGGTCGTGAATTGTTGATGAACGCTATCCAAGGAAACGGAACGGCTATCAGCCAATTGTCATCTTCCTTGAATTGCTCTACCCAGCAATTACAAAACGCTATCTGCCAGATCCAAGGACAGATCCAGAGCGTGGGTAACCAAGTAGGCATGAGTTCCCAACAAATCATTAACGCCGTCCAAAGTGGTAACAATCAATTATTGAGCCAGATCGCCGAGTGCTGCTGCACGGTTAACAACAACATCACTAAGATGGGCTACGAGAACCAATTGGCTAGCTGCAACCAGACAAACACGCTGGTGAATACGATGAACAACAACACGTTGACTCTCCGTGACTCAGGTCTGCAGAACACCCGTGATATCATCAACGAGGTTCGTGATTTCAAGAACTTGTATCAACAAGACAAGATGGATCGCTTGACGGCGGAGAACCTAGCCTTGAAAGGACAGATCTCCCAAAGCAACCAGAACGCCTATTTCGCCGCTACTCTACAGGCGCAGACCGCCCCTCTAGGTAACGCCTTGGGTGATTTGAGCTCAAGATTGGCCAAGATCGAGTGTAACCAGCCGGAGGTGGCAAAGGTTCCTTACTCCCCCGTGGTAGGCATACCCACTTGCGTGGCCGCCCAGTACGGATTAGGCCTAGGTCTCGGTAGCTGGGGAAACTTCGGCAACGGATGGGGATAATGAGTTAATAACCTAAAAATAAAGAGTTATGGCATTCATTAGTCCTTTCATAATGGCGAACAAGAACGGTATCCCACGTTTGGAGAGCACGGGCGTTACGGTCGGGACGACCAACGTTCGTTTCTCCTTCCGCAGTCACCCGTTCCTGTCAGCCCCGTTTAGCGGGTTGATCTTGTTCCGTCTGGCCCAGCCTATCCCGGCTGGTACTACCGGGACGTTGCCGGTAGTGTTTGACACGAACGGCTCCACGCAGGCGCTAACGACCATTAACGGCGCAGATGTCACGGCATCCGATATAACCGGTACCGGAATCTACTTGTGTTACTATGAGTCGGGCAATAATACGCTCCAGATAATGACGGGAGTGGTGTGAGAGAGTATCAACGAGAGACCGGAGCGATCCGGCTCTCATAAAAACCAAGAAATATGTTCAAGAATCAGAGACAAGGAAATCCTTTATATATCCTTCATAAGGGGAATACGCCGTTTTGTGAGGTTGGAAGCATAGTCAGCGTGTCCCCTCCGAGACCGGAGAATCCAAATTTCAATATGTATGGTCCGCAAGCTAAAATCGTGGTGGACATAAAGGCCAAGGTAGGTGAGGACAACGTCAGCTTCTCCAACGTCTTGTCCGACGTCACCATTACGGATTACCCCACTACAAACGGGGAGAAACTGGTTGTGTCATGCGATCTAGGTGCCCTGAATACGGAGATCAACGCCATGATGCAGCAAAGCCGACAGGCACTTGACAGCATCGATTACCATAAATCCGTGATTGAGGGGTGCGAGAAGATGCTGGTAATACTGAACCCTGAGTTTGCCCGGGAGAAGGAGAGGGAGAGTGAGATCGCTAACATGAGAAACGAGATGTCCGATCTGAAGGAGGCTAACGCAAGGTTGGTTGCCATGATGGAGCAACTTGTCGGTTCCGTGAACGGTAATAATAACAATAATAAAAAAACAGAGTGATATGGGAACATATAGCAGAAAACTGAAGGAGCTGATCGAGGAATTCGACGCCATGGAAGACGAGGATATGTTGGAACTGGCTAAGGAGGCCTATAAGCTTGGCTGTAAGGAAGGAAAGCGGAAGGCCATGGAAGGCTATGGCAACCGCATGGAGGAAGACGAAGACGATGAGTTCGAGGACGACGACGAGTTCCGTGAGATGTGGGAGCGTGGCGGCTACGGCAACCGTGGCGGCGGTCGTGGATCATTCGGGGGAGGCTATGGCAATCGCCGTGGGGTACCGGGCACCGGACGCTACTCGAGACGATATCGTAGATAACCATGAGGGGGGACCGGTTTCCCCCTCCTAAAAAACAGAGGAATATGAGACTAGATATGTATGATGATTTCCCTTCCGGGATGCGATCCTACCTGAAGGCGTATGGCTGGCATTTTTCCAAGGCCATGTGCGATTGGGCCGTATCCATGATGGAGAAGGAGGACGGAAACGGGAAGAAGGTCAAGATAACCCCTTTCACGAAGGAACAGGTGGATGAGATGCTGAAGAAGTATAGCGTTGACGTGAAGAAAAAGGGTGGATACGACTATGTTTACGCCGCCAACATGTGCAAGGCCGATTACCTTGGCTCCTCAGTGCCTAACGAGCAGTACGCCGCTCTTTATGTCAAGAACGTCTGCGACGATCCGGACGCTTACGACGGGATAGTGTTCACCCGGTTCTACGCTGATTGCATCGGTTCCGGCACGCCTATAATCTGGGAGGAGATGATGTGATGGGAGGCTGGGGCTACATACTGAGGATCTTGAAGGGAGAGTCCCCCAAGGACGTGCTGGCGAGTATGCCGGAGAAGGATTTTGACAAGGTATCCGAGGTGGTTGGCAATCTCAAGGCTACCAATCTCACCCGGCAACAAAGGAGGAGGATAGAGCGGGAGTTCAAGACGGTAAGGAGATGATACGACGGGATTACCATATCAAGAGATACGATTGGGTGATCCACGTGCTGTATAACGTCACCTGCTCGAGGACATCCGATATCATAGCCCTATTGAGGAGGGTCGGTTGCCCGGAAAGCAAGATACGGGAGGCTTATAGCAACGTAGGCTCCTGCAAGCTGGACGTGGGACTGACCTATTCTAATTACCGCAGCCGGGAATCCGTCATGGTGATAGGCCGGACCTCGTCCTATAGGGAGTTCGCTAATTCCCTGTTCCATGAGTGCCGCCATTTGACGGATCATATGTCCTTGGCCTTGGATATGGAGATAGGAGGGGAGCCTATCGCTTACTTGGCTGGCGATATAGGAGCCTTGATGTCCGATGAGATAAGGATGTTCATCTGCGATTGCCATTGTCACAGGAACGATATAAACGATGAGTTATGGGAAAGAAAAAAGAAGATAAAAAGAAAAAGGAATCCGTAAGACGGGAGATAGACCGCCTCACGGATTCCTTGGATTTCGAGCCTATCAACTTCCATGAGGTGATGGCCCGGATACGGCACTTGATGTGCCTGTTATGATGACATGTGTTTTTTTACTATATCCATCTTACTGAAAGACATGGATAGAATCCGCATCGCATCATTCTTTACACTAGTCAATACCTCTACGTTGTCTTCAAACGGGTTCAACGATCTTATGACAGAGACAATATCCCGCATACAATAGCAAACCAACAATACGTACGATCCCATGACCTCTGAATTGTTCTGTTCAGCGGCCTTATGCAATACTTTGTCTGCGAATCCCATCTTAACCATATTACCGTTATCATCTTTTTGATACATAGGGATATCAACTCCCATTTTGACCTTGATAAAATCAGTTATGGAAAAATTAGCCTTTGCTTGTAGGCATCCGTAGAGCCTCTCCAAGTCTTTCGGGCTGGTCTCTTGAACGATATCAGTCCAATCGTCACAGACCAACTCCCTTATGACTGAGTAAGGCTCAAGCCTGTCATTGGGGATATCGATGACCTTAACGCTCCCATCCTCGTTATAGTCATCGCTATCGCCGCCATATTCATTAACGCTCTCGATACGTTTCGAGGAAGCGTAATATTTCCAGTTCCCATCAAACTCTATCAGGTATTCATCCAGTGTTCTTATCCATCCCTTCAGCTTGTATATGGATTGATGCAGATACATTTCCCACAAGCATGTATCATAAAAAAGATCAATGTAATATCGGCTATTCTCATCATCCTTATGACGAAAAGTACGGGGTGCGGATACGATTCTCGCCATATCCAAATTCCCTAACACCTTATTGAAAAAGTTGGCCAATAAACTGTCATCATCTATGCGTGATAACAGCTCATAAAAAGGTTTATCTCTCATTAGGCTGAAATTTTAAGGTTATACAAATCAAGGATGAACTTCTTCCCGGCCTCCGTCCAATACATATGCTGGCGTGTCTTTATCTCACCATTGCTATCCGTATATGGATGTGGCTTGTGAAAGGTAAGCCCCTTGTCCCTGTATTTAGAGTAAAGAAAGTATGTGCCGCTTTCCTTGTATTGCACGCCCCACTCGCAAAGCAGCTTGTTTAATTTGATGTCGGAGATACCGAGGCATGAAGCTATCATATTAACCGTTAGATAACCCTTGGACGAAAGAACCTTGTCGCAATATTCCGCTTTTGGTGCGGATATCCTTAATTCTTGCGCTTGCAGCTCTATCGTGGCTTGTTTATGCTCATTCTCGATCTCAAGCGTTTTTAGCCGTTCCTCTTTCCTTAATAGAGTGGCTTGCGCTATGGTCAATGCCCGTGCCATGATCTCCTCCGGGGTATCCTCCGGTTTGGCGACCATGTAACCTCCGGTCTTGCGGATTGAAGGGAGAACCTCGTGTGTTATCCAACGAGAGAAAGGTCTAGCTTTTGGGCTATCGCTTTTTAATACCGCATCATACATCCCGGCTTCTGATACAAATACCGCTTGTTGGGTTCTACCTAAACTATCTATGATGTCCACCAGATGGACGTCATCTTCATCTAACCTGTTCTTCACGTTTCTGCTATTCGCTATATCGACCGCCTTGCATATATCTACCAAGCAGAACAAAGGGTTCTCATTAGTCCCGGCTACTCTCACTTCACCGAAACGATCGTTCTTGAATATTTCGATTCCTTTCATAATACGTAAGTCTTTAAAATTTCTGACAAAATAATTTTCAATTTTGATTTACAGTGGGGGCCAAAACAGCAACCCCCTTTTTACAATGTGATTAATGATTTAACTGATTGATCTTAATTTCCTTAACTCGCTATAAAGTAGATATATTGTCCCGACATCATCCTTGAAAGTCTCGGAACGCTCCTCATTCACGGTCATGGAGTAATTAAACAGAAGGTCTATTAAAGCCTCGCATAACTCCTCTGGGGTAATGACCTTGGAAAAGAAATCATCTAGACCGGACAGGTCAAAATGAATCTTGTCGATCATGGCATACCTCCTTTCTCCATCCCTGCTAAAATGAATGCGGATATCAGTAAGATCAACGCCTTGACATAGCCTTTGGCATCGTCAACGCTTTTACACTCGCATATACCGAACGGTAATACGTTAAACACTCTGGCGACATTTCGCCACGAAAAGAACTTTCCGGCTCTTACGGACACGGGTACGGGCGTACCGGTGGCTTGAATCGTTTGCTTCATCTGGTGTGACAGTTAGATGAATAAAAAATAGCGACCCCACATAATCCAAAAGTTGTCACACCACACATATCGCAAAGATATATGAACGGATTATGGGAGCCGCTTATGCTTCTCTCATCTTTGCTGGCCTACTCGCTTGCAGCGCCTATGTGTAATGTGACGCCGCAAACTTACGAATTTTCCCGGAAAAGCAAGCGATATTTTCATATCTTTTTAATTAAGCGCCTTCATGGGAAGGCTCGGTTAATACTATTCCTCTTAATAGTCTAATAAAAGACCTCATGTACTCGCAATTCTGATTGCAATCATTCATTTGATTGCACATTCGATCATTGTCTTTAGAGAGGTTTGGACAACTTTTCCAGTGAGCATTAATAGCTTCTGCCATTTCCCATTCGGCACCTGCTATAAAGCCTTGGTAATATGCCGGGAATGCACTACCGCTACTCCTGCTTTCAGCGAATAAATGAGCCGCTTCTTCTACCGTCTGTCTCTTATCAATATCTCTTTCCATGATTTTAAATAATATTTAAATATTGCTAACCACACATTGTTAGTACACGGTAAACCTGTATATTTGCATTGCGTTTGGTTGGAACATTAACACCTCCAATCTGGTGAACTGTCATTCACCTCCTTGTCCTATCTCCCTTGTCCGAGAAAAGACACAAGCCCATTGTCCTGTAACTTTGGGCTTTTTTTAGTTTCGCTTGACAGGGCGTAGCTAAATATAGCTTGACGATGCAGGTCGTCAGGCAAATCGGAAAGGAGGTGTTTAATGTGGAAGACCAAACGCACGAAGACAGCAAGACTCGTATTTTCTGTCGCTACATCGTAAAGAATGGTAAGAGAATCTATCCTAAGACCTCTCGTTACTTCTCTTTCTTGGTGAGCGATAAAAAGTAAGCCTAGCTGTTTTTTAGGAGATGTGCAGGCATCTCCTTCCTTTATTAGTCTATAAGCGTTACCTTAATCATTTGATCCTCCTTTCCTCAATTCCTCTATCAGTGCATCGGCAAAAGCTACGGCATATTCTGCTTGTGTTTTAAAAGAGCCTTCATAGACTTCTCTGCTTGAATTGCTAAGAAACGCTGCCATCATTTCTTTTGCAATCTCATATCTACGATATTCCCAATCGATGGTATTATACGTTGCTTTCATGATTACCTCCTTTCAGTAGTTCGGGATTGTCATACACTGAGCCTATAACACTTCCTTGGCACACCTCTGAGTCTAGCAGTTCACATGGATTAACCCCATCTAGGGATATGCACCATCCTGTATGTTCATATATATCAATTATTTTTTAGAAACTCTCTTTTCTCTTCATATTTCCATGTTGAGAATATAACGGCATAAATACGTCCGCTTGGAGCTTTTATTAAATCCCCCTCGTAAATCTCCTTTCCGCTCTTGTCTTTTAAGCCTGTGAACTGGCCTACGGTGTCTTTATGAATGTAATCCCATTCCATAAAAAACGGAGAGGCAGAGCCTTCATTGAATACTCCTTCATTTTTTATGATTATCATATTTTGCATTTCTGTCTCTAAATTCTTTAGTGTCGTAAGCATACCATGTACCCATTTCCCGCTTGTCGTACTTTTTCCTCTGAATTTAATCTCACGCATTTTGTACTCCTTTCTTTAAAATATCCTCACAAGCTCTACTATCGCATCTTACCAGTTTTTGATGGAAAGCACACCAAGCGTCCCCGCTTGCGTCTTCATCCTCGATAAGTAGGCAATCGCCACATTTACCCCTCCTGTATTATGACATCCCCATCCTTATCCGTGAACACGTCCACTAAATCGTAGTAATATTGATCGTCGGACGTGCGTATCATTACCTCCGCTTCCGGGTCTTGCTCTTGAAGCAATGTTATAAGATCTTTATTTCTCATGATTCACCTCCTTCCTTTAATTTATTTATAAGTAGGTCCGCTAGCTCGACAGACCATCCCACTACTTTAGAATAAAGTATACCGCATTCAGTACGGCCTTGATAATGTTGCAATTTCACAAACTCGATAGAATAGAGCTTTGCCAAATCATATCTTCGTTGTTCCCAATCAACGGCTTTATCCTCCGTCTTATCTATAACCTCTAGATCCTCTAGAGCGTTGAGTTCCTGTATGAGATCAAACCCCTCGGAATCCACATAGCGCACCCAATCCTTTTCAGGACAGGCTTCGGAAGATTTGAAGGCGATAACATCAACAATCTCCCCTGTTTTTCTTATTTTCGCTTTAATGTCAAAACAATGTTTTCTCTAAATCATAATTAATCCAAATCACCTCTTGTACCTCACTGCTCCGGATGTTATTCTTCTTGACCGGGAACTTTATCATGTTCCAATCCCCGTACAACTCCCGCATTAACGGACAGTCATAACTACTTATCATTGCCTTGCCTTTGATCGAATGCAAACGATCGGAAAGCTCACGATGCTTATCGTCAGAGAACTCGTACTTGTAATCATTCGAAGAGGCCCGGCACTCAAGCGGATAGGGTGGGTCGGCGTAGAAGAAAGCGTTTGGGAAATCAAGCCGATCAATGCAATCCTTATAGTCCAGATTGGTGATCTGGAAATTGCCCCTGATCACCTCTGCGACCTCATGCAGTTTCTCTATCGCGTTGTTCCATCGGGAGACAGTCTCTCCGCCCTTGGCGTTGACATGTTGCTTGGCACAATGCCAACCCTTGTTCTTCTGTTGCGCTCCCAACCCGAAGAATGATTGCCGGATACGGACGTAAAACCTCCTTGCACGCTCTATCTTATCCCCGGAAGGTTCCCATGAGTTATTATACTCCAGTTCGGAGCATGGGGTTAACAGCAATAACCTTGTCAACTCCGGCTCATGATCCCTTAATACCTCGAAGAAGTTGGTTATATCCCCGTTTATCTCGTTGGCCGTCTTGATAACCCTTCCCGGATAATTGATGGACACGGCCATGCTTCCGGCGAACAGATCGACCAGATGGGTGAAATCTCTTGGAAAGTTCGTGTACAGATACTCCAACCAAGTGAATTTCCCTCCGAAGTAATTGAAGGCTATAAGTTTATTTCTGTTTCCGCTCATGAATCATAATGATCAAATTAATAATTTACCCCGCTTTCTCAAAAGCCTTCTCAAAGACATCCGGCCTTAGCAAGGCGTTGCTTATCGCCGTGAACGCCTTCACGATCCCGGGCTGCTCATTTAAGTTTATTCTCACGTCCTTTCCAGTGACCTCGCTTGATAACCGGTCACTTAGGAACTCTACCCTGCCCAAATCTAGATAGGACAGGGGATTGTACGCCAAGGGGACGATCCCCCGCATCCTTTCGCCGAAATCGTATATCGTGATCCTAGACATCTGCGCAATCATGTTTATCGTGGATGACAAGGATGCTATCCTGTTCGCCGAACCGGATACCCCGTGATCCAGCAATATCTGGCTGATCGTGTAGTAATACCGGTCTATGTGAGGCTGCACGTCCTCCTCCATGCTTTGCGTTATCTCGGCTAACGCCTCCTTGTTGGCCTTGGCTATCCGGAAGATGTTCGTGTTATAAGCGTTTATCCCCCTCTCGATAGCGTTGGCCGTCCGTTTTGCGTTATGCCTGTAGTGCTCGCTATTCCTTATGGCCTCCATGAGTGATACCGTGTAGTTATACACTTGGTCGTTCAAGAAAAGCACCATGTAGGTTAGCGAGGTGACAAGGCCGTTCGTGTCCTTGTCGATCTCTTCCCAATCGTTGTATTGCTTCATGACTTATTTATCGAATTTGATTTGGTACAGGTGGAAACAATTCTCGTGAAAGTTAACAAATTCCTTACGTGGAGGGAATATCTGCGCTACCTGCATGCTGTCCGGCATAAACTTGTATCGTATCTCTTTCAGTTCGTAATATCCGAGCGTGTGATTGGCGGATACGGACAGATGCCATTCACCCATTTCCTTATTTATGAGAATATCCTTTCCTTTGTAGGTGAACATACCCGTCTCGTAGACTCCGTGCTCATCCTCGATATGCTCATATATGAAATCGATCGGAAGCATCGTAAATGCCATTGGTAATGGCCGTTTATATTTCTTCAATTCCTCATTTGTCATTTTCTCTGTTTTTTAATTTATCTCATCATAGATGAAGCAGCTTTCAACTATGATGAATGATTAAACCTTATTTGTTTTAGCAAAAACCACGCTTTCATGGTCCGGCCTAAGATGGGCCATGCAAGCCTTGCTGTATTCGCAGAATCTCGCTCCCTCGTCCCGGAAGACGCATCCCCTGCACGGGATCTTGTTCTGGCCGTTATAGTACGGCCTGTACTTTTCCACGATAATTTTCATGTCTCCTACCAACACGATCAAACCGGTAGGGGTGTTTCTCAATCTCTCTGTTATTTCCATGTTATCTTCTTCTGCTTTCTCCGTTTAGGATTATCACGTTAAAACTCTTGAACCTGTCCACCAGTCTAGTTCCGAACCGATTCTTGAAATCCGTGACGGACAGGTTGGAAGTGATATGATACTTCTTCTGATGGGACTGGTATATCTCGTACCTCGCGTATAGGAACTCGTCTATTACGCTGTTAAGGCTGGTGCCGTAGCTTTTCTGGTTCTCCGTCTCAAGACCGATATCGTTAAGGCAGATATCGAACGGGTTCCCTTCCATGCTCCCTTTCCCGGCCTCCTCGTTGTACGTGAACCTGTCTATGTGACCATGGATCTTGTAATAGTTCATCATCTGGGTCACGGATAGGTTCACGAAGCGTTTGGGGTTATCCGTCAATTTCAGGTAATCGGCGAATATCTGCATCATGAGCGTTTTGCCCGTTCCCGGATCTCCCACGATAAGGAGGTTCTTGTGCAGCTTATAGTTCTCCTCCGGGAATACGGACTCGGCCAACGGGCAATCGTTGAAATAATACAACAGGAATCTCAAAACCTTGTCATTCCCCCTGTCTGTCTCGAATTGCCGCCTCTCGATCCCTAGGTAATTACAACCGAGCGCCTTTATCATCCGGGCGTGGCTGATGTACTCCGTATCGTCCGAGAGATCGTACCTAGAAACGTTCTGTATAGTCCTTGCGTGCTTCTTCACTAGGTTGAACACCTGTTTTTGCTGGAGCCTCTCTTTTTCCGTAGGCCCCCGCATGGCTTGTATAGCCTCCGAAAGTTTCTTTTCTTGTTCCTCCATTATGTCTTTGATTATAAGCCCTTAGTCCTGTTCCCTGCCACCAATAGGTGAATCGTCTCTTCACGTCATCTATCGTTTTTAGCGTATCGCCTTCCCCGGTGGATACCATCCAAGCTAGAAAGTTATCCAGCTCGCCGGGAATGAGGTCATTGAAAGCGACGCTCAATCCCGATATCTGGCAAGCGTATCTGCGCCATTCCTCGTCCCCCAATAACTCATTCTTGAAATTCTCGAAAAGCGTCTCACGCGTATTAAGACTCTCTCTTAAAGTATTATCTTTATTATTATTTGGGTTATCGCTGGGTTGGCACTGGGTTGTTCTATGGGATATCAATTGAGTTATCAAACTCTCTAAGTCGTTTATTGAAAGGTTGTTTACTGGGTTGCTTTGTGGGTTGCTTGTTGGGATATTACCATTGTATTCGTTGTATTTAACAAGAGTTATGACATTCATCCCTTGGCTTTTATCCGTAGTTATCATTCCTTTCCGTTTTAACTTGGCAAGAAATGTCTTGACTTTTTGTTCTCCCCATTTCCATTTACCAGCGAGGAAACGGTTTGAAGCCGGATATTGTCCTCTCCCATATGTTATTTCTCTACCTCCGATACATTCAATCGTGTCGGTTGCCTCAAATCGTGCCGATTGTATTAGATCAAGCCACGCTTCGCACTCCGAGAATGTCCGGGCTGCTTCCCACATTTCATTAGAAAAAAACTTACGAGAGAGCATAATGAAACCCTTATCCATATATTAAAAATCAAAATCCGGAGACTCTCCGCTCTGCAAGGACTTTAGTTTCTGGTCTACAAGGTGGTTTACATCCCATATGTTTACAGGTTGTATTTGCAGGTTCTCCGCCATTTGCCTTGCTACTTCCTCGGAGACAGGATTTATAGCGTATATGGCCCCCGATGAGAGAAAGCGGGTGAAACCGGGCTGGTTACTTGTATCTGGAACGTCTACCCGAAGCATATTGGTACCGGCCACGTTCTGTTCCGTACATCTTCCCGCTATCCTTGAATGGCCGAATAACTCGACCACGCACCATAAATCAAATTTCTCTTGTTCCATATTATCTTCTCTTTTTAAAAGTGTTACAAAATCTCGTGGAGTTAGCGACTCTTCCAGCATCATGTATGATGCACCAAACGCATAGCCCCTTGTGAGGATGTCCGTTGGCGCAATCGCCACATTTCACCTTTTCTTGCTCGTCTTTCTTCTTCGCCATATCACCAAGTCTTTATTTTTATTGGTAGATCGGCGTACCACCAAGCCAGAATCGTAGCGTCACGTTGGTCTTGGTTCGTTCTCTTAGGCAAGGGACCGACTATGTAGGAGAGTTCCTCATGGGTTATCTTGCCCTCGTCCCCTTTCCAATGCTTGGTCAAAGGCTTTACCTCCTCGCAGGGAATCCCTATGTGCTCGCACATCTGGAGAAGCAATATCCCGGTTTGCTGGTTACGACCTACATACTTGGCTATCCTCTCGCCGGATTTACCCCTAGCCTTATGGAAGTTGCTTTTTTCGTTAAGCCATCCGGCCTCGACAATGACCACTATGTCTATCCCCTTGTATCTCTCTCTTGCCTCCTTTATGAAATCGACCAACACAGGGAAGGGGAGGCTCTTTAGAATTAGCTGTCTCGTTGAAGGAGACAGTACGCATATACCGGATTTATCTATGTCCGGGTCAACGGCTATCACTAAATCATGTTTTTTCTTTCCCATGAATTCCTCCTTTCTTTATCGTTTATTAGTAAGAATACGGCCAATATCAATACCCAATGTTTGTTGATAAAATTTCTCATATTTGTTGGTTTAGTGCCTCATTGTATAAAGGCATGATTAATCCGATACTGCTTACGTCTTCTACCATGCTGTCAAAAATGATGGCATCGTTAACGCCCTTGAAAGTAGCCGTGCATCGTTCGCATTCATATAAAGCTTTCCTCATTATGTCGAATAAGCCCATGTTAAAGGATATTTGAGGAAGCGGAACGCTGGGTTTTGCCTGATAATTTTGTATCACTTTCTCTGCGTCTGGATATTTTAAGTTCTCATCCGCGAAATAGAAGAACGCCTTGTCATTCTTCTTATGGCACTCTATTCCGTCATCAGAGATAAGGATGTCATCATATTTCAACATGTCCTTAAAAAATAGACTATGCAGTAATTTGCCGTCTAACGCCTGTATCATGGCTTCGTCAAGGTTTGAGCATTCGGATATCCTGTTTTTAACGATAATATGTCCGTCACTGGCGTAGGCCCAATCTCCCTTGAAATATACGCATTCCATAGCGGGACGGTTATCGTCCTTTGCGCAAGCCAAAAACATTTGTACGTTCTTGTTAAAGTTGTAAGAACCTTCTTTTCTCTTTCCCATATCATTAATATTTAATATTATATTTTCTTCTTTCGTATTGTGGGACATACCCTTTGCAAGGAGTATTCCCGTCAAGTAAGGCCGATTCCGGCCTCACAGTTTCCCCTTCTTTTTTAGACGGGTCTGTCCAATGCCTCTGCCGTTGATGGCAAAGGCAATGTCTTTTAGAACATGCCTCATTGAGGCAGAATATCAGTTCTTTCATCTTGGATTATTTTCTCGAGTTTCTTTAGATCCTTTTTGGCTAATCTTACGGTATCAGCTATCCTTGGTCTTCCCTTGGAATCCACGTGTTATAGGATAACTGATAGATGGCGGGACAGTGTTTTAATGAAAGACTCGGATAGCTGGTACCTTTTAACCATGGCCGTTATTTTTTATAAAAACCTTGGAACCTCACGATACCTAGATACTCGGGAGATTTCATTAGTCCGTCCCCCATGCCGCCCAACGTCTCGGCTCCCGGCTCGTCAAGGACAACCTTGGAGTCAATCTCCTTAGGTACACGGAAGCATATCTGTACGGGGAAATTCACCTTAGCGTCTCCCGTGATCACGTTAACCGACGCTCTTTGCGTAGCCGCCATGATCCGGAACCCAAGCGATCGTCCCTTTTGTAGCAACATCTTCAGATTCTCCTCCAATGACTTTTCACGACCGACCGTGCGTAGTTCCATTTTAGGCTCGAGGAACCCGAAGGCGTTCTTTCGCTGGCCAACCTCGACCATTTCCTTTATGTCAAGTTCCGTTCCCGATCGGGAGGACGCTACCGCGTCGGCGAACTCATCGAACACCACCAGCGTTTTCCATGATGCCCTCGATTTAGCCCTTTCCTGCATATCCTGTACGAGTTCTTTCATCTTGGCCTCTATTTCTTCTATATCATTATAGACCTTTATGTATTTCTCGGAGGAATAATTACAGAACTCGTATTTCGGATCGAAAATTACGATGTCCCGGATACCGGCTAAGCGGGCGTATTCTATCGTGGATATGATACACACGGATTTACCGCTACCGGTAGCTCCGCAAATCAAGGCGTGAGGCGTGGAGTTGTTATCGAGATCCCACACCACGAGCCTACCGAAGTTATCCGTTCCTATGGGAATCCTCATGCCGTCGATATACTTCTTGTCCCAGTACAAGGACTTGGTTCTTTTCTTCGGTGATTCTATGGAGAGGTAGGATTTTCCCTCATACACCATAAGCTCGTTACCCATCCTTATGGATGGCACGTCCAGTGCGTTCGCTATGTCTAGCTTGTATTTCATCACTGTCGTGATCTTTGTCCCAGCGGATACCTCTAGCAGATACGTGTCTGACGAGTACCCGTTAATCTCCTTGGCTACGTTCACGATCACCCCGAATGTCCGTAGGATATGTTCTATTTTCTCGCTGTTTGTCATATTACTATTGGATAAATCGTATTGAATGAATGAGGAAGCGTTCCTCTTGAACTCGGATATTACCTTGGGGTTTACCGATCCAAGGGAAGCGTCCCGTATTTTTTTCTGTCTCTTCGATATCAATTCCTTCTTTGACTCGGGCACGTTGAAATCATCGACCTCCGCTATCAGCGTCTTGGCCCAGAAATTATAAAGCTCGGCCCTGTCCACGAAGTTGTCGCTATCGTTGATCATGTACACGTAATCCGGATCGGACACGGCCTCTATCATCCTTTTTAGCGGCTCGTACAATATGGCCTCGTAAAGCTTCCTCGTGTCGTTATCGAGATTGATTACGAATTTCTTCAACTGGGAGGAGCCGTCCTTGTTTTTCGAGATCTTGTTCTCCACGAACCATACCTCGTCAACATTCTCCCCGAAGCGGGACTCATAGCACTTGACGTAGGTCATTGCCTGTTTCCCGCAGGTAAACGTTAGCTCCTCGTCATCGGTGAACTTGGCCCTTGACTTATGGTCTATGATGACCGTCCGACCGCTTTCCGTCCTTATCGCCAAGTCTAGCCTAGCGTGGCAGGGCAGGGGGATGTCCACCCCGTTTATCGTTACCCATTCCTCGCACCTTGATTCCACGGCGATTATCTCCTTGATACCGGAAAGATAGATATCCTTCTCCCCGTAGAAGTTATTGATAAGCCTCGTGGCGTTCTTGGTGGCCTCGATCTTGCATTCCTCTACGGTAGGTGTCGTTTTCTGTATCTTCCAATCATTCGGGTGTACCTCCTCTATGTGTGAGAACGCTACCCTCTCCATTTCCGTGATCGGTATTATCTGCCCCTTGCGCTGTAGCTCCATGAAGAAATACTCCAAGGCCGAATGATAGGCGTTACCCGCTACCGTGCTGGAGGATGATCTGGATCTTTCCCGGTAAATCTCCCGTTTCTCGAACTCCTTCTCGTTCCGGGAGAAAGAGGCTACCTTGCTGTAACTCCAAGAGTCGATAAGGTAGTTTGATAAATGCTCCTCCAGCTCGGCGTTGGTATAGGATGAGTACTTGTTCATGGCATGTCCTCTTTGTTTTTGCCCTTAGACTGTCTCATCGCCTCCTTTTTTTGATCGACATCTTTCTTTGTCTCACGAATTGGAAGGATTAGATCGTTTACCGTGGTATCCCCGTCCTTTAACGCTTGTATGATCCCGATCAGCATGGCGATCTCGTCGGGGCCTATCTGATTGCTGGTCTGTTTGCCGCATAGCTTAATGACCTCCTCTTCCGTTATGGCGTATTCGTTCTTGAACTTGTTGATGATATTAGTTCTCGTTTTTAATATCTTGTCAGCGTCGGATAGATCCCCCGTGATGAATTTTTGGGCGGCTTGATAGACCCTGTCCACTATGGCCTTGGGGATAACGGCGAATACGGAATTGCGATAAGCTATGGAGTTGGCGGCGTTTCCCGTTACGGTAATCATGTCGTCTGAGTAACGTTTCCCCTTGCTATCCACTATGCTCCTGCGAACCTCGAACGCGGACGCTACGTTTGTCTCCAGATCCCAGCATGTACCCCTGCTGATGATCTGCTTGTCCGTTATCTGGATAACCTTGGCCTCAGTCCTGATATTACCCCAATTGGATACGATTATCTTGGCGAGGTGTACGGATGGCCCAGTAATAGGTTTCCCTCCTCTTGGCAAGGCATAACTGCATGACCTTGCCGTGTCTTGATTCATCGTGGCCATTACCACGGAATTATCAATACTCCTTCTGATATCCCTAGGATATCTTTTCGCGGTCGCAACTTGTGAGTCCACGTTTGCTCTCTCAACCGCATCTACCTGTAAAATTTGTACTTCATGGCTTTCTACTGGAAGTACCTCGTAACTGCTTGATTCCATGATTATTTATTTTGAATGATTTTCTTTACCAATATAAAGTGCTGGTTTCCCAATCTCGTTGATACCGATCGTCCTCGGATTCTGTTTCCTCCTCCCCGTCGTACTCCGGTTCGCCGTCGGGGTCTTTGATGTAGATGTCTCTCATTTATCTTGATTTGCAGGCCTCCGGGAGTCGAACCCGGCCATCCCCATGTTAGGGGCGCTCTACCGATAAGCTAAGACCTTGAATTTATTCGATCTCGATAATCTCGAATTTTCCTTTCTTTATATATATCTTATGATTGTAGTAGTCTTTGACTATTCCATGATCGGAAACTGTGTTTATGTTCTTTGTGCAATCCTCAACATATGAGTTATCGTAAGCCTTGACCGTGGCAGAGCCGTAAGCCTCGACCGTGGCAGAGCCGTAAGCCTTGACCG